GATCTGTTAGACATAACCATCACTCCCGAATTGCGCTACACCAACCTTGGACCTCTCATTGATACCGAGTGGTTCGTCTACAACTCATGAACCAGCAAGTCAAACCCCCAGCCGGATGGACCGAGATTGAACCAGAGTTCGACCACCAGCAACAGACGTTTCAGCGACGACGCGATGGCCTTGTGGTTGCCATTGAACGGGAAGGGAGGAGTAGTTACAACATAGTGACCCTCCCTGAAAACTACTATCAAGACGATCAGGTTATCGACTACGTCGAATTAGGTGTCAAACCCGAAAATGCCGCCGAACCGGCCCGCGAATGGATGGAGCAAAACAACCGACAATGAAACACGACATTGCCGGGTGGTATGAGATAGGACAGCAGTGGAAACTGTGGAAAGACGGCCAACTCCGCGATTTCTACATCAATCACATTCACGTTCTCGAATCCGACGACTCCGACAGAATCGAGGTCGAACACTACCTTTCCGGCGGAAAGATGATCACGAAGCTGACGGTAACAGCCTCTGATGTGCTTCCGGTGGTCAAAAACATCGAACCCGTCGAAAAGCCGGACCACCTGTAGCGGCGTCATCGAATAACGACACAAAGGTTTAACCCCACCGGGGTAAACCTTCAACCACAAGTCGCAGTAACCACGCTGGTTCGGGGTGCAATCCCCCCGACGATTCTTGCGCCACAAGCCCGGAACGGCGCGATATAAGACCGGGATACAACATATGAGAGATTCAGAAGAGTTAGAAGGCGGCGACCACTGGCTTCGGGTCCTCGGCTCGGAAACAACGCCGATGCACCAATACGAATACAGCATTAAGCCGATGATGGACACCGAAGAGTTTGTCTGGGGTGAACTGTGAGCTACAGCCGTTGGAAAACAGTCAGCACGATAAACGGGAAAGAAATAGTCTACGCCCTTCAGCAAAAAGTGCGGGTGTACAACGCCAACGGGAGTGACAAACCGTGCAAAATTGTTCCCCAAAATGATCACCGTACAGTGCGTGTCACTGAATTAACGGGTTCTGTTGAGGAATTCAACAGAGCCAATTAACGGGCGAGGAATAATTCGGGCTGAAATGACAGCCCCCGAAGTGCTTGAGGAACTGCGCGACTTGTTGCGATAGGCCGTTGGAGTACCGGGGTTCGACTCCCCGGCGGTCACTTCACCCGCGGTTAGGGTGAAATAGTCGAACTATGAACCAAACACAACAATGCGGCGACGGAAGCTACCCGATTGAGGCATCGAACGGTAAAATGTTCCCCGGCGACATCTACACCGAAACCACGAAGTCGGTCGGCACACAGCGAGAAGTGGCTCGCTGGTGGGAGAACGGCCACATTGCCCCGCACCGAACGTCGGGGCGGGACTGCCTGCTCCAAAGCAGGACCGGCAACTTCAGAGGCTACCAGCGGCCTGACGGCAGTGGCCTACTGGAGCACTACAAGCACATCGAAGCTATCCGAACGCGCTCAGGAATGATTCTGAGCGATAAGGAGTGCTACGCCACAGGCTGGGCGAAGTGTACGAAGCCCACTTACGCGTATTCGCTTCCCCTAACCACGATTCAGGGGAACATCCGAAACGAAGACTTCGACATCTACGACATCGTGGACGTTGAGGAACACGAAAACGGTAGCATCGTGACGTTCGAGAACGGTGAAACCTACGTCGTCGGCAAGGTACACCAATGACAGACAACCTACCCGAAAACACGGATTCCAGCGAAGTAGCAACGTACCAGAGCAAAGAAATCGTCAGCGCGGCATCTGGCGAGACCGAGGTAAAAGACTTCGACGTGGTTGATGAAAGCCACCCTGTCGCACAGGCCACTGGCTCAACGAAAGCCCGAAAGCGGCAGGTAGACGACGACTGGCTGAACGAGATCCTCGCCGAGCAGATATACGATGAGTCGTCGGCCTTTGCCAGAGAGTTCCTTCAGAACTCCGAGACGGCCTGCATTCGTAAGGCCCGGATGATGCTGGCACAGCACCCAGACTACGGCGTGGAGTTCCTGACCCGTGAACTGTGGTACAACCCCGCAACCGACACGGACATCACCGAAGTCAACGACAAGCCGCGCCAGAAGATTCTCGCCGAGTATAACGTCGGCGATGAAGACCTCGTGAAGGTATCCCGTCCCCAGAAGCTTGAACGTGTGGTTGAAGCGGCCCGTGACATCGGCTACGACCCAACTATCACCATCGACCTCTACCGAGACGAGCGAAAGCTCATCTGGGAAGATAACGGCATTGGTATGACGTTCAACGAACTGGACGGTGCCTACAACTTCACGGGACGCTCTGGCTCCGGCATCGAGGGCGATACCGGCGGCAAGTGGGGGATGGGTGCGCTCACCTTCGCCAACGTCAGTGGCAAAGGTGGTGACATCATCATTGAGACAAAAACATGTCGTGAAGGCGTCCCGTCTTACAACCACGACGGGATTCGAGTCTGTGCCTACGTCGGTGGCTACAACCCACTGCCGAACAACATAGACGACGACTTCCAAGGCACGCGGTTTGAGATGCCGATTCTCAAACACGACAAGGGCGGCGTGAAAACATCAAACATTCACGGTTGGGTGAAGCAGTACACCGACAAGCTGAAAGTTCCGGTCATCTACCGCGAACACCGCAACGGCGAAACGCTCGTTGAGGAGGAGTACGGTGGTGTGAAGTTCCACGAGGAGTTCAACGACCCGCCGGTCGTCATCGACCGACCCGGCGAGTTCACCGCCGTCACTGGGCCCGACGTGAAGGTCGGACGGACGAGCCGCCGCCGAACTCGGCCCGACACGTGGCTGGTTTCCATGCCCATCGAGCGGAACACATTGGCGAAAGTGGAGTCGTTCTGGAACGTCGCCATCCAGATTCATGACGAACAGGGTCGCATTATCGCTGGCCCTCATCGGGGGCAGTACCGAGCGAACGTGGAGCAGAACGGCGGCCTTCACGAAGAAGACGTGATTCTGCCAGAGCCTACGGCAGACCGTGACCGTCTCTCGAAGGACAGTCACCAAAAGGAGTTCTTCCGCTACGTATCGAGCAAAGTGCAAGACGCAGAGCTTGCGCTGGTAGCTGACTTCACCCACGAGATAGACGACGCCGACCACGCCGCTGAAGCTATCATGGAGAACGGCGACGACTGGCGCGTCTTCGAGAAGATGGTGATCTACCACGGCAAGAGAGCTACCCACAGCCTCGATAACTTCACGAAGTTCGTTGGCGAGCGGGACCAGTTCGCAGACTGGGACGACGACACCATCAAGCAGGTCTACGGGATGTTCGAGCAGGTTCAGCACGCTCCGAGCGACTGCTACCAGCCGCGGCTTAAAAAGAACCGGTCGAAAACGAAGCTCGGCAACATCCTCGCGGATTCGCCACGAGACCACGTGTTCGTTGGTTGCACCATCGACGAAGACAAGCACGCCGTGGTTCACAACACGTTCAATGACGCTTCAGTCATCGCCTGTAAAAAGACTAGCGAGTACAGCACCTACCAAGAGACCTACAACATCCACCTGCTCAAAGACGTGCCGCTAACGCAGGGCGACCACCGCTTCGAGGTCTCAGACAAGATTAACAAGGCGCACACCAGAGACGCGCCGTCATCCGATGAGGCCGTCGACAGCGCCGAAATCGAAGCCGTTGGAGCGCGAACGCTCTCCATTCGGTGCGACAACTCGAACAGGGCGGTTGACCAGCGGCTCACCATCGAAGACACGCTCGAAAAGCTCGATGAAAGGGGTCGAATAAGCGGTCATGATACGCTCGTGGTCTTCCCGCGAGGTGGCGAGTACAACGTCAGCGACTTCCACTGGATGCAGAAGTTCGCGGCGATTGCGTCGGTCACTGCACGCGAGTACGAGACCATCGGAAGCCATCCTCGTGTGAAGACCTACGACGAGTTTTACGCCGACTCGAAAGCCACGGTGATTGCCACTGAGGAAGGCGGATACCGGGTCGATGAACTCATGGACCTCGACCGCCACATCATCCTGTGCCATGCAAACGAGCCGAGTAAGAAGCTCCTGCTGAAAGAGGAGAACGCGACGCTTCGAGGCTACTACACCGAAGATATGCACGACCAGCCGCGGTGGAACGCGGACGATGATGGAAACGAAAACAAGGACGAGCCACTGTTCGCCGTGGCCGACGACCGGACATTGAACCGCGCTAAACTGGCGTTCTACAAGCAGCGCGCCCTCATGGAGGACATCCTCGGCCTGAAGTGGGGCCGCCACGGCCCCCAGCACAACACCGGCATCCGGTGGAGGAAGCTGAACGGCTCTGCGAAAGAGTACAAGCTCAAGGCACAGACCCCGAAGTGGGAAGACAACAGCGAGGTCTACGACCTGTTCCACAGTTACCGACAGGAAGACCTCCTCGGTTCAGTCCTGATGGGGATGCACGATGCCGGCCTTGACCCCACGAAGGTTGATAACGAGAGCGTTCGGAACCTCGTAGCAACAATGGATAACTGATGCCAAAACTACTGGACAGCCCAGAGGCTAACTACCTCATTCAATACGACGACGGCGACGTAGAACTGGTCACGAAGTCGGACATGAACCGACTCGTGTTTGAACACGGACTGTGGGGTTTGCTGAAGACCGGCGAGGAAATCTTCCGCCTTCGGGCAGAGGACAAGAAGCCGATGATGCAGGTCATTCCCGGCGAAGGTGCGAGGTCGTACACGATTCAAATGGGCGACTACGATCCCGTTCATCTCGGCCCACACCAGAAATGCGACCTCGTAGACGCTTTCATCGAGGGAAAAAGCGAAAACGGCAACATGAGAGAGTCGCTAGTTCGGCTCTACGACAACACTCGTGATGTTTCGTTGCGAAAGCGACTCATCAACTCCGTGGCAAAACACGAACCTTTCGCTTCGGCGGTCGAAATTGTAGACGACGGGTGGCTCATCCACGACTACCTGCTATTGACGTGGGAACGCGAGTTCTACCACCCCGGCACGACATCAAAGACGCGCTCCGGCTCCATCATCGGCGATGGTTCCACGGAGAGCGCCTACAAATTAAGCACCGACCAGCGACTCGGTGTCAACAGCCTGCGTGAAATTCAGTTCGAGGAACAGAGCCACCGCCTCTCGGATGATGAGATGGACTTCATTGTTCGGGCCATGTGGAGCATTGCGAACGTTCCCGGCAAACGCTGACGTAATTCAGCGGTGGCTAACCCGGTGACGGCGTAAGGGGGTTCGACTCCCCCACCGGGACTTGAGCGCAAGCCCGCCGAGCGCAATGACACAAAACAAGCGGGATACAACCTATGTTTGGAAGCAACAACAACAACAACGACGGCGACGACAGCGAGGAAAACAGCGGCGTCTTCGGCGGTCTCTACTCGCGGCTCGGTGGCAGTGACACAAGCGAGCAGGAACCCGTGGACCCCAACCCGGAGGTGAAGCGATGGAGCCTCGGCAATCACACGATGATGCCGGGCATCAACGCCGACCAGTTCAACTCCGAAATCGAGCGGGTCAAAGAGGTGAACCCCGGTCTGGCCGACGTGCTGAGTGAAGCGCAGGAGATGGTGGCCGGCTCGAAAGTCAGGCAGTGGGAGTGTGGGGTCTGTGGCCTCGGTCACAACCACCCCGACGACAAGCACGACATTCGCGGCGAGTATGAGTCGTACGACCCCGGCTTCTCGGTGGCCGAAGACTTCGCCGAAGAGATGGAGTTCTGCCCGTACTGCCACTGTGGCGTGAACGAACTCGCCATGCTCATCGACTTCTTCTGCCACCTGCCACAGCCGATGTTCCGCGACCAGCAGAAGTTTGAGAGCGTCCTCGAAGTAGGCAACGACACGCTGATTCGGTACTGTCAGGCACGCCGTGACCTCTCCGACGAGAAGTTCGGCGCGAAAGACGTGCCGCTCGAAGCGGTCGTTGAAGCTGAGGACTACGAGTTCAGCGGATACGAAGCGCACCTGCTCGCCGAAGTCGGCGAGGAGAAGACTCTGTTCTACGAGCGATGGCGAGACATCAAGCGCGGCGCGGCAGGTGCGCCGATTGCTGGTGAGACCCGGAAGGCGATTGCCAACCTCCGTGAACACGTCCGTGGCCAACTCGGCCTCGATGAAGAGACCGACGACGAGTCAGAATCCGATGAGGCCGCTGACGAAGCCGAGCAGTCAGACGTGGATGAGGTTGTCCGTGAAGCCGAGAAGCTGGCAGAGGAGATGGAGGAAACCGAGCCTGAACACGACCGCGATAAGGAGGGCGAGGTTGTGCTCTACAACAGCACTCGCGGCTACGGCGTCATCGAGTCCGACGAAGTTGAAGACGACGTGGTCTTCAACTTCGAAGGCGATGGCAACAAGCACCTCGACCGGCTCCCAGAAGGGACCCACGTGGTCTTCAACGTGGTTCACTCTCAGAAGGGACCACGAGCTGAAAACATCACCGTCCTAAGCGACGACGAGTAGGGCAAAAGAGTTAAGTCCTCGTGACCTAATTATTTAGACGGAGAAGGCAAAGCTCCAACCCACACGGATTGGAACCCGTGTATTAGGCCGATGGTGAACCGGGGTTCGACTCCTCGGCGGCCACTTCCCGCACCGAGCGGGACACCCTTTCCACTATGAGCGCAACCACCGACGATACCAACGAAGTTGCACAGTTCAACAGTAGCCTCGATTACGACGTAACCACGTCGCCGAACACAGACCTCGATTCAGTTCCTGACCGAGCGGTAATTCAGTTCGATGGTGAAGCCGAGCCTCGCACCTCGGCGACCGGCGACGGCATCTCGCTTGGACTGGGAACTGGCTACCAGAACGACCGAATCATGGACGAAATGCTCACCGACGACATCAGCGTGACCTATCTCATCGAGCGGGCAATGCTCGACCCCGAAGCCACGGTGATTCCTCGTGGCGCATAAAGAGTACATCCCGGTTGACCGAAGCCGGGTGTTCGATGCCAGCGACTACCCACACCAACCTCGGAAGTACCATATGTGGCCACACTTCCGACAGCGGATGAAGGAAGACGAGCGGTTCCTCTCCAGTGAGATCATCGCTCGCACCATCGCCTGCGGAAATCTGAAAGATAACAGCGACGGCCTCGCGGCGTTTCACTGGACGCGCCCCGGTGACGGGGTGCAGTGGTGGTTCCTCGCCGGGTTCCACGAAAACGGCTATCGCATCGCTGTAACCGCGTGGCCTGTTCTCCGAGACCGCGAGAAGTGCCTGCAAAACGGCCGTTGGACCGTTGAGGAGTTGGACACGATGGCCGAGTTCAACGCCAAAACGCACCGCAACACGTCACTTCAAGCGCGATACCCCGACTACGTTGAGTGGTCGAAAACCCACCCCAACGGCGGTCTGGAAGTGGCGTAAGAAATGCCGAAAATGCAGGCAAAATCGACCAAAATTTTGGGGGCCAATAGTGGCTCAAGTCATCTACGAAGACGCCGCCGAACAGGACGACGAACAAACCGCAGCTACAATCGAGCAATAACATGAACCCACGAGTCGACTTTGACGATGTTGAAGAGTGGAGTGCGACGGAGAGCCGCGGCGGGTGGGCGTAGTGCCGACGCTGTCGCTGCCCGGGGACGGGCCGACGGCAGTCGACATGTTCGCCGGGATCGGCGGGGCGACCATCGGACTCGCCGCCGGTGGGTTCGACGTGCGGGCGGCGTGGGAAACCGATCCGGTCGCCTCGTACGCCTACCGCGTGAACCACACCGAGGGGACGGATATCGCTCAGTTTGGCGACGCTACCGACGTGCGGCCAGATCGTGTTCCGAATGACCTCGACCTGCTCTTCTCGGGGCCACCGTGTCAGGGGTTCTCGTCGTCTGGTGGGAGTATCGAGGACGACCCGCGCAACCAACTCGCGTTTTGCGTTCCCGAGTGGGCCGACGCGGTCGCGCCGAAGGTCGTCGTTATCGAGAACGTCGTCGGGCTACAGGATCTTCACGGCCCGACCCATAGCGCGTTGGTAGACGCGCTCGCGGACGCCGGCGACGGCTACACCGTGGCGACCGTCCGGCTGGATGCTGCCGACTACAACGTCCCGCAGGCTCGTGAGCGCGTGTTTCTCGTTGCTGTTCGTGAGGACTGCCCGACGCCCGACCAGTGGGAACCGCCCGTGGTTACAGCACCGACGCCGACGCGGACGCTCACGGGGGCTTTGCTGCCGGAGTACGCCACCGCGAGCGACGCGCTCGACGAGCTGCCCGCGCCAATCGCCTCGGTGCCGCCCGCCGACGATCCAGTCCACGAGACGATTGAGGCGGTCCAGCCCAGCGCCGGCAAGTGGGGACGGCACCGCGTCGACCCTCACACCGTGGCCGGGCACCGGAAGGTCGGCGGGACGATTGTCTCGGTGCCGCCGAACCACGTCGCACCTGATCACGCCGAGAAGACGCGAGCGAAGTGCGCCGAGTGGCCGCTCGGGTACTGCGGGAGTCGGACAACTGATCGGCGGTTGCACCCAGACCAACCGGCACCGACGATGACAGTTTCGGACGGGGTTCAGCCAATTCACTATCAGGGACGGTCGCCCTCGACGCCCGGCGAGCCCGTCGACGACGTGCGCCGGCTCACTGTTCGCGAGGTTGCGCGGCTCCAGACGTTCCCCGATATGGTGACCTTCGCCGGGACGCGCGTCGAACAGTACCGACAGGCTGCGAACGCCGTGCCCCCGGATCTCGTGGCACACCTCACGGGCCATCTCCGAGAAGCGGTGCTCGAACACGGGACCGACGGCGAGGAGGATGTCACGTGGGATAACCGATAGTCAGCGACCGGTAGCCGCCGAGGCGTTGGTGTAGCGCAGTTCGACTCTGCGCCGCCTCATCGAGTCGAAACCCGCCATCGACTCCGGTTAAACAATTGGTGGGACAAACCTATGAACCGACGAAGCACGTCCCCCGACGACAGAGTACAGTTCGCAGGACTCACGACGCACAACAACGTCAAGCTTTCCGACAAAGCCGCTGAGGCCGTGAGTGCAGACCACAGCACCGACCGGCAAATCTACCCCGACGATATGCCGGAGACTTCGCTGGCGACAGCAATCCGCGACCTCGAACGCGCTGAGTCCACCGGCAACGCGTGGCAAGTGCCGGAGAACGTGGCCTCGAACATCGACGTGGCCGCCATCAACGACGACACCCCGGACGGCATCAGCCTGCACGAAACCCACGACGGGCAAGTGTTCGTCAGCACTGACCGGCGGCAGTCCATAGTCAGCCCAGACAAGCTCACGAAGTGGGTGCAGGGCGACTACCGCCGCGACGACAACAACCAGTTCTTAGACCCGTTGTGGCACGTTCCCTCAAGCGACTACGCGGTCGTTCCGCCGCTCGATTTCTACGAGCCACTGGAACAGTCCCTGCGGGATGAAGACCTCGGCGATGCAGTCTTCGGCGAGATTCGGAAGTACAAGGGTGGCGGCGAAGTTCACATGGAGTTGCTGTTCGACTGCTTCAAAATCGACAACCCCGATGCGATGGGGCGAGAGCAGAACGACGGCGACGTAGCCGCTGACGGTGGTGTTGGCGGCCACATCCTGCTCGGTATCCGCACCGGGTACGACTTCTTCGGCGGCACCGCGATGTACGCCGAAGGCTTCGCGCAGGACACATGGTGTTCCAACTCGATTCGGGGCATCACCGACGAAAAGACGCGGCGACACGTCGGCGACACCAGCGAAGTGCGTGACTGGTGGGACGACATCCTCGCCGAAATGGAACTCATGACCGACCGGCTGGCCGGCCTCATCGAGCGGGCCAACCAGATTGAACTAGACTACCTCTCGATGGAATTCAGCGAAGTCATGGGACACAACGACGACCTGATGGCGTTCTACGAGTCGGCTGGCTTCCCGACGTACCTCGCCCGTGAGGCGTCCAGTCACGCTCGGAGTCGTGCCGACAATCAGTTCCTCCCGACGATGTGGGAAGTCCACAGCGGGGCAACCTACGCCATCACGCACCACTACCGCGGTGGGGAGAACACCAGCCGCCTCAACGAACTGGTGCAGGTCGGCAACGATATGCTGATGAACCCGGCGCAGGCCGTCACGGTCGCCGAGTCCAACGCCGAGGAGCGCGCCGAACGGAAGCGCCGTGCCGCGGCAGGCGAAGACGGCGAAGGTGGCGAGGGCGAACTCGATGAGCTTGCCTTCTCCACCAGCGTTGAGAAGTTCCGCCAGTCCATCTCGGACCAGAAGGACGAGTTCGAGAGCAAGCAGGACGAACTTCAGTCCATGCTCGTCGGCGTTGGCGACGAGGCTGAGGCCTAGAACTGCTGTTTCCAGATGCTTCGGCAACACGGCCTGAGTGCCGAGCACTGTCCCGATGAGGTCCGCGACCTCGTAGCCCGCATCTCAGACGCGCCGGTCGTCTCGCTGGCTGAAGAAGACCAGCCCACCGCCGAGGAGTAAGACTCCCACGGGGTTCACGACCCCACGGCGGCCTTCCCACGCAGTGTGGGAAACAACTTATGAGTAGCAAAGAAAAGCGGGCCGACCTCATCGGACGGTTGACCGAGGAAGAACAACAGCGCGAACAGGAAGAGCGAGAGCGACGGTACAAACGGCAAAACCGCGAGGATGGCGACCAGTGACTATTTCGATATTCACTAGTCCAATACAATATTCAGTAATCCCATAGACTTATGACTGCCACCCTTCATTGATAACATATGGTGCCAGCCAACGGCGTAAACAGAGACTCGGATATGGACGAGTTTCAGCGCCTGCTGGGTAAGAAAGGATCTGTGCGTGTATTGGAGGTTTTCCTTGGGAATCGGGAGATTCCGGTAACTCGTTCAGGTCTTGAGAAGCTTTCCGGGATGAGTCAACCAACTGTTTCCCGCACGGTGGAGGAATTCCTTGAGATTGGGATCATAGAGGAATCCAAAGACGACTCACCCAAGATGTTCCGTTTAAACATGGATCATCCGGGAGCCACGGGCTTGATCAGCGCATACGATGCGCTGTACGCACACGTGAACGAAATTCAGGAGGCAAGCGAGGAGTTCGACCCTAACATGGCTCACTCGAATGAAGGGTCACCTTTCGTCGAGCTATTTCGCTACCCCACGAATGGGGCACTCCTATCTGAGCTGCTGCGACAGCCTGATACGGAGTTGACCGCAGCAGATATCGCACGGGCTGCCGACGAGTAAGACTCCACGGGGTTCACGGCCCCACGGCGGCCTTCCCACGCAGTGTGGGACACAAATTATGAGTAGCAAAGAAGACGCGCCAGTCGATGAACTGCGTATCGAGACGAAGACATCGGTTCGGAGCGACCCAGAGGAACTACTCTGATGGCGACGAAAGCAGAGCGCGACCTCGAAGCCGAACTCGGCCCGTCGCCGTGGCCCATCTACGACGGCAAAGATGAGCCGTGGAAAGACGCCGAGCGGATGCTGAAGCTGAAAGAGAAGTTCGACTACCAGTACGAAATCGCACACGTCTTCGGCTGTTCGACCTCACAGGTCTCTTACTGGATGGAGAAAGCCGAGGAAACGTGGTCGCCGTCACTCGATGAGGGTGGCACAGAATGTGTGTACTTCGCGGTATGTGGGTACAAAACCGTCGGACCAAGCAACGACGTGTGTGATACCTGCCTCGACGTAGCCCGCGAGAACCAGAGTGGTGCAAAGAATCGAAGAGACAGTGAAAGTCTCGCGGAACATATGAAGAAACTGTACGAAGCGTCAGACAGATACGATGTCAACAAACCATGACTGACAAAGACGAAACCGCACGAGAACTACGCAACGCCGCCGATGAAATCGACTCGGCGAGAGTAATCCTACTGTACGGCGAGCTTAATGGCCCGTCACACGAAATCGAAACGTTCATCAACCGGCTCGACCGGCAACTCGATGAGATGTCCGACACGCTCCGCGAATTGGCTGACCTCGCTGAAGAACGAGAGCATGACAACGAACGGCGATGACGTTCAGTGACACCCAACGGGTGACACTTAAAACGCTGGACCGCAACGGGCTGATGATAAACACGGGCGAACCGTGTGACTGTGGCGATGAAGCCGATTACAAAACAACGATGACGGTTGGGTACTCGGATACAGCAGTCTATAAACACACGTGTCGGACCTGCGATAACTACTTCGAGACGTGGACCGAAGGCTGAACGCGCCTCAAGGGGGCGCGTACTGAGCCGCACGGTAGGCCGTCATGAGATAGTCGAACGCCGACTGCTCGGCCTTCAGCCGCGACTGGTAGAAGTCGAACGTCACGTTGTAATACTTCTCCCATTCACGAACCGTTCCCTTGATTTGGTTCGGGTAGACCTCACGGTACTTCAGGACTTCAGAGTAGCGGTTCTGGAAGTCATCCCACGGCGCTTCAACGTACACCTTGAGTTCATCGTCCCAGTCTTCAGCCCGCTTGATTTCACCCTTGAACCGCTCTCGGCCACCAGTGATGGAGCCGAGGAAGTCGGGCGGGGCCTTCCGTTCGACTGCGAGGTTCGGGATGTACGTGTCGTTGGCGTCGTCGTACTCGCAGAACTGTTCGAGTGTGTAGTCGCCGGTCTTCAGCGTGACGTTGCGAGTCTCGACGGGGTATCCCTCGAACAACCACGGCTTCTGCTCGCGGTTGTCAACGAGAATCGTGAAGACGGCCATTAGAACTCCGTCTGTGACTTCAGCTTCATCACCGACGACATCTGCATCCGCGTTGAGAGGCCGATGTCTTCAGCCATCTCGGTGAACAGTAGGTCGTTGTCTCGCTTGTCTGGATGCGGCCAGTACCGCTTGCCTTCAGCGTCGGCGTTCGCAACGATGACGCAGATGGCAAAGAGCAGTTGGTCGATTGGCTTGCCGAACGACGACGGCTCTACATCATCGAGGAGTTGACGACCGCGTTCCTTCTGGTACGGTGTGAGTTCGAGGCCAGAGGCGATAGAGTCGTACCGATGCAGGTTGTCCTGCCGGTACATCGCCTCCTTGTTTTCACGCCGCGGCCCGTTCCACAGCCCGGTGTTGTAGGCACGGAACCGCTCGAACTGAGCGCGTTTATGAGGTGGTGCTTCTGACGGATGGATTTGCGTTGCGTTCTCGGTGTCCGAAGTAAGGACTCCGGGAGGTTGCTTCTCTTCGACGTGTTCCATGAACGAGAGGAAGGCGCGCGGCGATAGCTCTGCGGATTCATACTGCTGAAAACAGACGCGTACAGCCCGGAAAATGGAATCGCACAGGTGAAGCTACCACTCGCAGTGGGTGCTTCCCCTCACTAAACAATGTGCGCGCAGTGACTTAAATCTTTACTTCACGGACGACTTCACGAAAATGACAGAAACACCTAAGACACCGACCGACCAATGCATCGACATGAAAGAAACAAACATCGCACATATCGCTGGCGTCATCGACGCCGCAGCCTCAATCACTGTTCACATCTCGCAAGAGGACAGTTACGCAATGGGGTATCGGTACAAGCCGATGGTGCAACTTTATCGGCCCGACAGAGACTCCCCGCTGATGGGAAAAATCGATGCGTACTGTGAAAATGAATGCGTGAACTACTCGCTGTCCAAAGAGAAGCGGGAGAAAAGCGACGTGTTCCACTGGCGGATAGACGACCCAAGAGACATCCGCCGGTTCCTCAAACCACTGATGCCGCACCTCGTCTCGAAGTACGAAGTGGCACTGCTCATGTTTGAAGTCCTCGACCGGGTGGAGGAAGGCGAACACGAAAACTACTCCGGCTTCTACAACCTCGTGGGGTTAGCCGATGAGCTACGGAGTTATGCACGCTACGGATCCAAGCCCAAATACACTCAAGAATACTTCCGAGAAGAATGGAGTGAGTATCTGGTGGACACTTAGTCCGCCAGCACCGATAGCTTCCGGTACAGTTAAGTCATTGGCGCGCACATTGTTTAGTGAGGGCGGTGCCCCAGAAGGGGAACGCTCTCACTTCCGAGTTCACCGAAGATGGTGACACGTGAACCAACGTGAGGGCTTGTCCCCTCGGAAAGGTTGTGTCCCGCCGTCGTTCCGGTAGGGCTTTTCGTGGGGCGGTGGTAAGCCGCCCCGATACATTCCCCGTGTCCGAGATAGTCTAAGTGGCAAGATTCATCCCTGTGACGGATGAGATGCGGCTTCGCCTGCCGCTCTCGGCGTCCCGGCTAAGAGGGCCGGGCAATCATGCAAGTCGTTACTTCAGTGCAAGGTACTACGCTACCATAGGTCGTGCAGTACGCACCAGCCCGGCTTACAACCGGGCTGAAAGGACTTCGTAGCTCAGTCAGTAGAGCAGTCGGTTCCAGACCGACAGGTGGGGGGTTCAAATCCCTCCGAGTCCATCCGTTTCACGAGTGAATTACCCTTGATAGGATAGTGGGGTGGTCAACCCCCTCCGTGGAACGTTAAACACTCAATTACCCGATACCATCAGAGCGAGTGCTAACCGGAACTCCGCGTCGGTGTGCCCCCGTTAGAGCGGGCTGTAGCCAACGGAGGTAAGGGGCCGTAAGAATAACGACACTCATAGATGTTAGAACAATATGAACGACATTATAATTACACTATCGAGTAAGTCCACTGTGACAATACAGGAGGTGAGTCAACCATGAAAACGCGTTGTTGACCGTGATGAAACATCCCATTGACCGCACTCCCACTTCATTCCGTTCGATCAGGTGGCCGAGTGGTTACGCAACGGATTGCAGATCCGTACAGACGCCGGTTCGAATCCGGCCCTGATCTTCGCGGGGTAGCTCACCGCATCACAACGAGCGAGACGACTCGAAGGACCAGAAACAGTTAGTTGCCACGTTGCCAGCGTGGGCTTCTGCTGGGTAACTATGGATCGAGTCGTCGTCACGGCAGTCCCATGTGGTAGCGGCCAATCCTGTCTGCTTTTGGGGCAGACGACCTCGGTTCGACTCCGAGTGGGACTATCCGGCTACTGTGTTGTAGTGTCACAGTAGTTGCCCTCACCGGCTTGCACTACACCTCCGACCATGAAAGCAACAGCATACATCAGCGGCATCGTTCACGCACTTGCGGCACCGTTCTTCTCGGACTCCGACCCCGTGAAGTATGGAGCCGACGACGTTCAAGCGGCAATCAATGAAGTCTCGTACATCACGAACCGCGAGTTCATGGCGACGCTTCATGAACCAACGCTCGAAAACTTCGGCGGGTTCTTCCAGAACGACTGGAAGGTACTCATCGGCGTGACTTCGACCGACTACAAAGACCCAAGCCCACTCGTCTTCGACCTCCCCCGCGGCGAAGAAGACGACGAAGCTCTGCTCTACGTGTTGATGAACGCAGTCGGCGCAGACGAAATCGCCGACATCGAAGGCGCTGAAGTTCCAATGGAAGTCGTCGGTGGCAACCCGATGGTCTTCTGGGACCAAATCAACGACCCGGACAAAGACAGCGAATCGGAACCCGATGAGGCCGCCGTGGTTGACAGCACGGACGATGAAACCACAGACGATGCCGACGTATGACATCCTCCCCGAGTTAAAACACAAGCGGTGTTAAACAGTGGGTTTATACCTCTGTAGCACCTAGGCTGTGCTGTAGCGGTGCTGTACTGTTGCGTTGCTGTGCTGTGCTGTGCTGTGCTGTACTGTGCTGTACTGTTGCGTTACTGTGCTGTGCTGTGCTGTGCTGTACTGTGCTGTACTGTTGCGTTACTGTGCTGTGCTGTACTGTGCTGTACTGTTGCGTTACTGTACCGACCCCCTCATCGGGTTACAACACGAGTTGTTACACCACGGGGTTGCCCCCCGAGCAGTAATACGACCCTCAACCGACGACGCCGATACTGGTGTTCAACCCATGTTCGATTCTGGGTATCGGCCTCTGCGGCCCACTCCACCGCGGAAACACTCGAAGCGACCGACTCAACTTCTACCGAAGGTATTAAGTCGGATGCCCCCGAATGTTAGAGTAGGCAGTCGCCCCGAATGAGCGGGAGACGGCCTACCGGACGACGGAGCAAACACAACCACAACACAATGTCCCGATACAACCAGCACTCAGGAAGCGGAACCGGCAGTTCAAGCAACGACGGCGACTTCGATGACACCACGCTGAAACTTCAGAAGTACAGTGCGATTCGCGTCACAGGTGATCGAGTCAACGCCTTCGATTCGCAGTACGGCGACAAGTTCATCGTTGGGTTCGATGATGTCGAAATCCTCGACGGCATCGTGTTCCAGCGCGAAGACAAGCAGGACACGTGGAAGGTGTTTAGCCCCGGCAAGTTCTTCGCCGTGGACTCGGACACCGGCAAGGTCTACGAGAAAGCCGTGGAGCAGGACGACGGCTCGATGGAGTTCAAGAACGAGATGTCGGCACAGGACATCCTTGAACACCCCCGGGTCCTCGGCTTCTCCGAGACCTTCGGTGGCAACGACTACTTCTACCAGCCGGTCGGAGTCGTCGTGGAAGCCACGGGCAGTATCGCCACTAACGACGACCCGCACGTCGAGACGACCGACCAGCCGTCCATCACGGTCGGTGAGGTCTCGATGCTCCTCAGCAACAAGTCGTGGGTGCGCACCACCGCCAAGCTCCTGACCGAGCAGGGCAACGACATCATCGCCACCGAAGAGAACGAGGAAGGCAACACGGTGTCGGTCACGGACAGCCACGGATGGCTCACCACGATGGAGCCGTCCCTCCGCGAAGGCATCGAAGGCCGCGAGATGGAACTGTTCATCATCGAGGAGACGCAGGACTTCGGCGACGGGGATGTGACGTACTCCACGCCCATCCTCCTCGATGCGAAGACCGGCGAGCGCATCACCATCGACAACTTCGATGGCGACGACGACGGCGACGAGAGCGCGGCGGTTGACGGCGGCGCGCAGGCCGCCAGCACGTCCGACGACAGCGCAACGGAGTCCACCGAGACCACTGAGTCGCCCGACAACACCGAAGCCGCTGACGAGGCCACCAGCGCCTCTGACGAGAGCGGCGACGACACGCCCGCCAACGTCCCGGCGGTTCTGGGCGACCTTATCGACTACTTCGCCCGCACCGATGGTGAGGTCGAACCCGGCGAACTCCGCGAGTTCGCCGAAGACGAGGTGGACGACCCCGACGACGTGGACTGGGACGCCGCCGCGGCAGAGGTCGAGAGCCGAGCGGGGGACCTGTAGATGCCTGAGTTCTCCTTCGAAGTCGAGAAGCCGAACGGCAAGTCCACCGAGTACCTGACCCGTGGCTCGGCACTCACCGCCGAAGAAGCAGTCGAGCGGGTGTTCGAGCGGTATCCCGAAGGCCGCATCAAGCGGCAACTCTACGGTGGCGACACGTCCGACGTGGACTTCGCCAACCCGAACCTCAGCGACGACGACTCCGACGAGGAACACGAAGACGAACTGATGGAAGTACTGGCTGACGAACCAGAAGACGACGAGTCGATGGTCCCGCCGCCAATCGATCCCACGGCGTTCACGGTCTCGGAGATGCGCTCCGAATTGGCCGAGCGTGACCTCTCGAAGCCACAACTCCGTGGCCTGAAGGTCAGCGAGGAAGGCGGGGAGAACCGCGTCACGGTCATCCGTGAAATTGAAGAGCGCCTTTCCTCCAACGATGAGTAAGGACACCGTAACCGGCGACAGCGACACGCCAGACTCGGACGACTACGCGGTCGAACTGGACGACGGTACCGAGGTCAGCGTCGTGGAGTATCAGGAGTCGGCTGAACTCACATCGAGCAAGAAGATACAGCTTGAACAGTTCGAGCCTATCAACGAGTTCGTCGGTCTCACGACCGCGCTCCCTGATGGAGCGTCGCCTGAAGTTCGCATGGAAATCATCATGCAAACCGCTCGGCTCACCCGTGATGTCTGCGAGACGAACGTCGCCCGCGTCTACGAACAGTACGTCCGAAAACAAGCCTTTGGCGAATAGCCGCGGCCTGCCAGCTACGGTCAGCGACTCCGTACTCATAGGGTACTTTTTGGAGTCGCGCACCATCGCCACGAAGACACAACCTACATGACAAACGAAACTAACAATCCGACCGAAGACACAAACTACATGACAAACGAAACTAACAATCCGACGCTGTATGAAGTGAGCCAGATGCGCTATGACTGGGGCCTTGAAGGCGAGAAAGACACCCACCTGACGGTGTTCCTCTCGTTCATCATGGGAGGCTTCATCCTCATGACGGGCCTCTCGTCCGGCGGGAAGAACGCAGTCGTGAACTCCGCGGCGTACTGTACGCCCGGCGGTGGACAGACCGCCGAGGAGTCCGACTGGACCTATCCCATCTCTACGTCGCTCTCGAAGACGCAGTTGTTCACCGACCACCAGAACGCGAACAGCAAGCCGGTCCACATCCACATGGACGTTTCGAGTATCCGCGACAAGCAGTTCCTCGAAGATATGTGGAAGGCGCACGGTGAGGGCAACGACATCACCCACTCGTGGACTGAAGTCGTCGGCCAAGAGCGCATCTCACGAAGCCAGACGCTTCACCCGCCGAACTGTATGGTCCTGTTCCTCGCCGAAGACAACGAGTCGGTGGACATCAACGACTACCCCGAAGTGCGGAATCGCGCGCTTCTGCTCCCGATTGACGACTCGCAAGGGCTGACCGAGCGGGTCAATAGTCGGCAGGCGCAGATTGAAGCGGGCATCATTGACAGGCGCGTCACCGATGCTCGGACGAAAGAAGTCCGTAACTACGTCGGCACCATCCCGGTCGATACCTACACGGGTAGCGGCTCCGGCGGGATGCTCAACCCGGTTGCGGTGGCTATTGACGAGCAGAACCCGCTCCCACAGCACTTCACCGAGGCCCGGCGGGACTTCCCACGCCTGCTGGACTTCATGAAGTCGATGGCGCTGTTCCACTACGACGAGCGGATGGAAGTGCCGAACAAGATGCTCGGCGAAGCGGCGCAGGGCATGGTCACGATGCTGGTGACTCCGGCTGACGCGTGGATGGCAATGCGCATCTTCGGTGAGAAGATGGTGTTGTCGGCGCTCAACCTCCGCGACAAGGACTTCGAGCTTCTGGGCATCCTGCGCAACAACCCGGACGTGGCAATGTCTGCCGACGAGCTTCAGATGGAGATGGGGGCGCGTGGCTTCAACATCACGACGCCCGACGTTCGCTCGTCGCTGGACAATATGCAGTACAAAGGCTACGCGCGGAAGAACACCGACTCCTCGCACGTGGAGTATAGCGCGACGCCGTTCGCTACGAAGGCGAAACGCTACGTGGACCTCAACTGGTCCGAAGTCGTGGAGCAGACCAAGAAGACGGCGCGCAAAGCCATGCCCGACAAAATCGCCGAGCAGTACATCGAGCGGCACTGTCAGGGCGAGGGCCTGCTGGTCACGCACCCGTTCACCGGAGAGACCGTGAACCTCGCGGAGCAGGCCGCGAACGAACTCGCGGCCAAAGAGGCCGAGCAGGTCGAAGAACAGAACGAGATGATGGACGAGACGAACCCGTTCGGTTCGGGTGGCTCATCGGATGACGACTCGTCCGGTGGACTGGGTGACTTCCAGTGAGCATCTGCGCGTGCTGTAATGCGGTGCTGGAAATCGAGCGAGCTTACGACCACAATCTCTGCCCGGTGTGTGAGCGGTCGGGCTGTAACGCGTTACATGCCCACCACAATGAAGCGCACCTCGAAGCGCAAGAAGAACGGAAACAACAACAATGAAACAGGTAATGTTAGACATCGAGACGTTAGGGCGAGAACCGGGCTGTGTAGTCATGAGTATCGGTGCCGTGAAGTTCGGACCCGATGGGCTTGGTGATGAGTTTCACCAAACGATTAGCCTCACTGACTGTGTAAAACATGGCCTCGAAATTGAAGCTGAGACATTGAAGTGGTGGTTAGACCAAGACAGTGAAACACAGAAAGAACTGCGTGGTCTTACTCCACTCGATTCTGTACTACGTCAGTTCAACTCGTGGTATGACAGCGCCGATGAAGTGTGGGCCAACAGTCCGTCGTTCGACTGTGAGATTTTGGAAGCCGCCTACGAAGCCGCGGGCCATCAAGAGCCGTGGGAGTATTACGAGGAGCGCGACCACCGCACCCTCCGAGAACTTCCACAAGCGCCGTCACACGACGAGATAGAAGACGCAGGTACTGAACACAACGCACTGGACGACGCGAAGTATCAAGCGCGGCAGGCGTACATCACGCTGGACCGCATCGGGTACTACGAATAACCTTCATGAACTGGCAAAAAGAACTGTGGGCCGCCTCGAAAGTTGCGGCTCCTGACTTTCCCCGACGCGGTTCCGATGACGGGACCATTCAAGCCCAGAGGAACAACCGCGCTTCGTTCGTTGATGGACTGAGAGCCGCGTCTGAAGCCTCGATGCCGGGCTACTACTCGGTGTATTCCTTCCCGTGGGGGCATCCCAAGGACGGGAATATACCGAGTGTTGACTGCATCTTCATCGACTTCGACGTGTTGGGCACGAAGTACGACCCGAACAGCGGCGAGACGGAGTTCGACGACTGGAAGCGGGAGATGAGCGCGCTGTTGGCCCGCGCTCGGATGATTGCCTCTGCGCTTATCGAGAAGGGCGCAGACAAGCACTTCCGAGTCGCCCTGTCGGGCCACAAGGGCGTTCATCTGTACTTCGACTTCCCGAATATTCACCCCGAACAGGGTAAGTTCCAGCAGTTCAAGAACGGGCTGAAGTCCTACGGGGAAGACCTCGTAGAGTGGCTGAACTCGTTGGCTGGCGGCGTGGACATCACGCCGTGGGTTGACGTGGACGGCTCTGACCTCGCCCGGCTGGCCCGGCATCCGAACACGCGGCATCACGGCGCGGCCTACGATGACGTAGACCGCTGGTGTGTGCCGCTGACGGTGGCCGAGTTGGCCGACTGCCACGTCGAAGACTATCTGGACCACACCGCGAGTCCTCGTCCGATGAGGGCGGAGATGGAACGCTCCCCGAACGAACGGGCGGGCAAAGAAGTCGTCCAGAAAATACGGGTGGCCAGCACATCGAGTTCATCGTCGCCGGGTAACGTCTCACGGCACGACCCGAAGGCGGTTGAGAACTACAAGAAGCGAGCGAACGACGACATCGAGCTTGAAGACTTGCTCGACCCGCTCATCATGGGCAACAAGCCCTGCGTGCAGGCGTTTCGCGAACGCGAAGACGCCTACGACTATGGGCAGGAGTCACGGATGATGGAGCTATCCATCATGGGCTTCTTCATCGAGAAGGAGGTTCCCATCGACGTGATGCACGAGTTCTTCGAGCCGATTCCCGGCTACGACGAAGAAACCACGCAGGAGATGTTAGAAGACCTCATCGGGCGTCAGTTCCGGTCGTTCAACTGCGAGAGTATCGCAGGCGGCTATGACAAGAACGGCGACCCGATGAAGGGGCGGGCAGAACGCTTCTGTCTCGGCTCCGAGTGCGGTGTCTACAAACGCTTCGACGACATCCAACTGCACTGAACCCACTGACGCGACCCCTCCACCACGCTTTGCCTCTCCCTCGTGGCGTTTCCGAGAGTTAGAAACGCACGACCACCATGGACCAACACGCAACCCTGCGCAATTCGGAACAGAACCTACTGAACCTGCTGGACAAGCCGACCACGTACAACGAACTCGCCGAGACGCTGAACATCTCGGCCAGCACTGCACGTGACCACCTGTCGGCAATCCTGGCCGCAGGGATTCCACTGGGAGAAACGAAAATCGACGGTAAAAAGGCGTTCTTCCGCACCGAAGAAACCCGGCTCGCACTCGAACGCGACCGGCCTTCACCGTCGTCCTCGAAAGCCACACACACGAAAGCCAAGAAAAACATCCTTCACGACCTCCAAACATGGCTCGCCGAAGACCTGACTGGCCGTGCAGTGGTGGCAGAGGGCGGCCTTATACGCCGCGACTCGAACGAAGACATGGTGATTCATCGCTCGGATGACCACCTCGGCGCGTACTACGAAGACGAAGACGGCACTGTCATCTACGATTCTGACATCGCCGCCGACCGCGTTCGGACGGTTTCCGACCGCGTGTTCGGCCTGAAGCGCCGCCAAGAAGATGCTGGCGTGGAGTTCGATACCGCGCACATCCTCCTTGGCGGTGACGGAATTCACGGCGAGGGCATCCACGACGACCAGCCGTGGGAGTCGTGCCTGACGCTCATCGAGCAAATCGCCCTCTACGTGGACCTGTACTCGGAGTTCATCGACCGGGCCGCCAAGGAGTTCCCCTCGGTGCAAGTGGTCTGCCAGAACGGCAACCACGGAGAGCTACGCGGCGACGGGATGAGTCCCGACGCGAACGCTGACGACGTAGCGTTCATGATGCTCGAAGACCGCTGCGCGAACCGCGGCTACGACAACGTGACGTTCACCACGTCGCACGGCACGTACTTCACGAACTTCAGGATGCGTGTCAACCACGAGGAAGACGAGCGTCGGGCTGATGCGCTCGGCGTCTCGGTCGATGAGTTAGAACCGGCCTACCAGTCGGGCCATCGAGGCCACCTGCGGCACGGCCAGAACAGCCTGTTCCACATCGGCACCTCATCGGGTCAAAACCGCTGGCGGGGATGGCATGACAAGCACGCCTTCGGCCTCGGCTATCGGGGCCACTTCCACGAGTGGCGCGTCGAAAACCTCGATAACCGGCCCATCATCATGAGTGGGTCTATCTGCCCGCCGAGCGACTACGAGGAGTCGTTCGCCGCCTACGCTGAACCGGCGGCGACAGTCCACGGGATTTCGGACGAACGTGAAGTCACGTTCTTCTACCCCCTCGACTTCAAGTAGCCAAAAAATCGAAGGGGCAAGAGTTAAGTCATTCACGCCCTTTTGTTCAAGAGAGTCAACCTAAATGGTAGAATCACACTGTCGCGTTGATTGTCGGATGGACCAATATCGGCTTTCCGATGCTCCCCATCAACGGTATTATGACAATGGCGTGCCAGTGTTGCTGGAAACGCCGCTCGGAAACGTCATCAAAAAAGCCATTCGAGAGTACACAGTTAAGTGCCCTGAGTGTTCTACAAAAGAACAGGTAGTACATGGGCGATATGACGCAAATGAAGACCCGGTGTGCCCCCGATGCGGGCTACTCCTTTCGGGCGACGGGACGCCGCGAACCGAAGACGGGTCTCCGCTACTGTCGGATGCAAAAGCCGCGGGCCGAATCGATACTGAAACAACGAACTGAGGCACCTATGACAAACACAAAAGCAGACATAGAAGTTGACGCAGAAAATGCACCGACGCTGGATGAGCTCACCGGAGAGGAAATCAACGAGCGGCTGACGGAAGTCAGCATCGAAATGCCGGACGGCGAGGAGTCCACGCTGGCCGAAGTCGCCGCCGACCTCGTGGTCGCACACAACGTAATCGAGCAGTACAAGCAGGGCGCACTGGCCCTCTCGCAGTCGATTGATGAAGCCTCCATCCAGCACGAGATGGACGGCGACGAGGAGGTAGTCGAAATCCTCAAAGAACTGAAGCGTACCGCTTTCGGAGTCTACCTCCGTGTGAAGCGGGGCGACGACGAACTGATGGGAAGCCGCGAAGGCGAGTACAGCGGGTACTTCGACGACGACGAGGTAAAGCAATGAGTGGGGAGCCGTGCGGTCACACCGAGGTCTACGACGAGGAGAAGGCGTATCCGAAGGCGCTCCCGAACTGGGAGGTGCGTGAGGGCTACCTGCTCGTCCCACAAGTGACGTGCGACAACATCGTGTGTGAGCAGTGCGACGAAATCATCTCGCAGGACTTACACGACGAGTCGGCGCTGGTGTTCAAGCCCGCGTTCATCATCGACCCCGATGTCTCGCTTGAAGAAGGTGTGAACGCTCTCGAAGGCGGCAACTCCGCCGACGACGGAAGCATCGTCATCAACCGTTCCGAGAACCCATCCGATGAGGCCGGTGACGGCTGATGGTTCAGTTCATCATCGACTACGAGACCCCGAACGAACGGACCAAGACGGGACACCGCATCAATGTGCGGCCCATCGGTGAGGAAACCGACTGGGAAGCCCTTATCCGAGTGGTACAGGACCGCGGCCTGAAGCTGATGCGGGCCAGCACCACCGAGAAGTCCGAAGTCGTCCGAGAACAGCTAACCGAGTAACTGCCCGGTCGTGAGTCTGAAAATAGAGGGTCCACACCCCTCGATGAAAGCCGGAACGTGTGGGACACAACACTATTCGGTGATGAACAAGATGAGCCTCTACAACCAATGACGCTCGACGTAGCAATCGAGCGTGAAGTCAACGGCGAGAACGAACTGACCGAGTACGAGAATGTCTCGAAAGTCATCAACATTCCAAGCATGGGGAAAATCAAGCTCACCTACCCCGATGGTGAAACCGACATGAGTCCCTGCGGGCAGATCGTTAGCATCAGTGAACATGAAGCATCTGACAGTGAGGCCAACTAACATGGACGAACAGACACAAGACCCGCGAGACGCCCTCGAAGTACTGGCCGACAGCGCCGACCTCTACGAACGCAAGAACGCCGACTACGGCGACTCGTGGAAGCTCGTGGGCGAAATCCTCGCCATGATACTACAGCATCAAGGCATGGACAAACTCACCATCCCGGTGACGCCCGAAGCCCTCAACAGTCTGGGGCTGTTCTTCCGCCGCGGCGACAAGTTCACGCGGGAGTTTAACGGCTGGTTCGGCCCCGGAGACCTGCAAGTCAACGAGTCCATCGCCGAAACCCATCAGGACGACGTGCCCTATGGGGCGATGCACACCGAACTGGCCGAGGAACAGGCGGCACGGACCGACGATGAATGATGTACGAAGACAAAGTTCTCAAAAGCGCGGCGAAAGCCCTCGTGGAGAGACAAGACGACCCCGAAGCACTGCTCGAAGACCTCCGCGCGGTAAAGCAAGACCATGAAAACCTCAGCGTTCCCGAAGACCAACAGCGGTACGAACTTAAACTGGAACTCGATGCGAAAGACTTCGGGACAATCATGGCGGAGGCGGAACGACTTGTGGCCAAGGCCGGTGATGCCGAATAACATCGACCTCAAACTCGATGAACTTCTTCGGCGCGCGAACGATGAAATCGCCTATAACCAAACCGTTCTGGATAGTGTTGGCGATTTTAACCCTCGCTCTCAGCATACGCTGGATGCAGAGGAGTTTCTTGAGGTGAACGTTCATGAGTGAAGACTCGGACGGCGCTGTAGGACTGCCCCCGAACGTGAAGCAGACGCTCTCCCAAATCCTCGCTCACGCCGCGTCGCAGGACCGGACAGTCATCGAGTTACAGACGGGAGAAACAGCGAGCGGTCGCCGCCACTTCACGCACGCTCTCGAAATCACGGACCACGTGGCCGAGATGGAGGACCAACTCGATGAGCCGCGGCCCGAAAAAGGAGACATAAGATGAGCCGATACGACGGTCACACCAGCGACGAGACCGGAGAGGCGGCCACGGGGAAGACGCCGACGTTGCCGGGCATCGACCCCGGCGCTGACCTTCAGCCCGACCCGGCGGTGCTGACTGACGGCATCCCCTACGTCTCGAAGTCGCGCATCACGGAGTTCATCAAGTGTCCCGCGAAGTTCTACTGGAAGTACATTTGCGGGCACCGGACCCCCGGCTCCTACCACACGGAGAAGGGTGGGCGACTTCACGTGGCTTTCGAGGAGTACCACCTCAACCTCATGGAGTACGTGGAGGAACACGGAGAGAAGCCCCTGCTGTGGTCCGACCTGCTCCCCGACTGGAAGAACTGGGCGCAGTGGATTGAGCAGTGGGGCGCGTTCATGAAGTTCGAGGAACGCCGATGGCGCGAAGCCGCGGACCATGCCCACGCTGTTGCCGCGCTGGACTGGTGGCTTCCCGTAGCGGTTGAAGCCGAACTCTGGTTGGGTGAACCCCCGGAGTCGTGGTTCGAGAACGACCACGTAGACGGCGACCCCGACTACATCGGTTCCGAGCCGCCACTCGGTGAGGCTCCGTGGATGGGGCGCGCCGACCTCATCGTTCACACCGAGTCCATGCCCGGCGTGGAGGGAACCGGCGTGGTCATCATCGACTACAAGACCGGCTCCTGTCCCACCATCCGATACGCCAACGATCCCAACCTCCCGCAGTACCTCAACGAGGGCATCTTCCTCGAAGGTGAATACTACGGGTGGCTGGCTGAACTGTGCGACGACTTCCCGTATGAAGTCGATGCCGTGGCGGGCTACTACCCGGCTCACGACGAACTGGTCGTCAGCCCGTTCCCGAACAAAGGGCGTCGCCGCGACCTGAAGCGGTGCGTTCTTGGGATGCAGAAGACGCCGGAGTACGTGCAGGGCAACGGCCCGCCGGACAACTTCGGCCACGAACCACAACCGCTGTGCAACTACGAGGGTGGCAACTGCTACTTCTACAACATCTGCAAGAGTACGTGGGGAACATGAATGAAGTCACCGGCTGGCTCTGGGTGACGGACATCCAGTCAGTGCGAACGAAACCGATTGCGGCCCTCGGTATCGAAGCCGTCGTGACCACGTGTCAGGACTCGGTGAAGGACAACGTGTCCGGCGAATACCACCACTTCAACATGGCCGATGGAGGGCCGCTTGAGGGCCATCAGCCCGGCAACCAGAGCTACGAACTGTTCGAGGAAGCCGCGAATTGCGTGGCGACCCTCATCGGGTCTGGCACCGTCACGCTGGTCCACTGTCACGCCGGGGTGTCCCGCTCGGTGGCGGTGGCAACCGCGGCATTGGCCGCCGTCGAACAGGTGAGCGCAGAGGAGGCGTTCAGGCAGGTTCGGGCGGCACGACCGTTGGCTGACCCCCACCCTCTGCTGTGGCAACACCTGCGGCGATATGTGGAGCAACACCGTGACTCGTGAACCACTCGTCCTCGACAGCGAGGACGTAGACCATATCGAAGAACTGCTCGAAACCCTCGCTGACGGCTATCACATCCTTGGCCCCGACGAGGAGAAACGCGAACAGTACGAAGGGATGTACGACCGACTTCAGGAAGCACGACCATGACAGACCTTACACACTACGACGTTACGATGCCCGGCGACGACCTCATGACCACCGAAGACGCCCTCGAAGGAATCGCGGGCTTCTTGCGAACCGAACAGGGTGAAGCCCTCAACGGTTTCCCCGCCCCGCACGAACTCGAAGACATCGCTGGTCGGTTCTATCGCCAGCGCATCAAGAACCGCCCGGCCATCGCGTTCTGTGGCCTGCCGGGAGCCGGGAAGACCATCATCGGCGAGCAGGTGGCCGACATTGCCGACGCCGAGTTCATCTCGATGGGCGACGCGCACCCCGAGGCGGCCCCAGATCACATCGCCGGGGACTCCGAGTCGCTTGGTGAGTTCGCGGCTCGAACCCGCGAGGACGACCCCCGCGCCATCCCCAACTGGACCGTGGACCTCGCGCTGGACGCCGATGCCGGAGCATACGTCATCGACGGCGTTCGTTCGGTAGACGACTACATGGTGCTAAACAACTTCTTCGAGAACTTCACGCTCGTCAAAGTCGAGTCGGACTTCTACACCCGCCTCGACCGAGTGGCAGAACGCGACTTCGATGCCCACGACCTCGTGGACCGAGACGCCCACGAACTCGAAGAACTGGGCGTCGCAGACCTCATCGAGTACGACGACGGTGAGTACTTGCCCGACGACATAGAGTATCCACAGGGCCTTCAGGACTACGCGTTCGTCAACAACGGCGACGACTTAGACCAGTTAGCTCACGAGGTGATGCAACTGCTCGATGCCATCGACGCCTTCGCCGAGCGACTGCCGATGAACCAGAACCAAGCCGCCAACCCCGGCGACGAGTTGGTCCTCGGAGACCTCAATCCGACAGAATAAAGATTTAAGTCCTCGGACTCCGTTATTACAATAACGGAATCTGCGGGGTCGTTATCGTCTCGGTCTCTATCCGATGAGGCCGGGGCGACGGCACTCGCTGACACAACCTTACCATGAAAGACATCGAACTCACGGATGAGCAGTACGACAACGTAATGAGCGTCCTCGAACACGCCCGGCAAGCGATTGAGGCACAGGGATGAGCTTCGATACTCTCGCCCCGAAGTTGTTGCTGAAGAAGACGATTTCGCACCCCTCGGACAAGACTGAGACTGGCCTCGTGATGGGCTTCACGGCCCGCGAAAGTCTGCTCGGTCTGGATGCGCTGGCGCTGAAGGCGACCGAGCTACCCGTAGTGCGAGACGCACCGGCAGTCACTCACTTCATCATCCCACGAGAACAGGCCGAGCAGGCAATCGAAGAAGACCTGTACGTCTACATTCTCGGCGACCACAGGGTCTACCGAATCGACCCCGTGGAGTTCGAGAAAGCCGAAGTACACGTCGGCACCAAGCACGGCGAGGAAATCGAGGGGGCGAAAGTTTCACTCACCGAGATGAACGAGTGGCCCCGCCAGCAGTGTGAGGTCTCAAACTGATGAAGCGTAACGAAATTGAAATCTATGTGACGAATACTGAGACGATTCATCCTCGCAGTGACAACAACGTCTCAGACATCGCCGTCCGACTGTACGGTCGAACCCGCGAGGGTGAGGCTGAAACAATCACTGTCACGGGCTTCCGCCCGTACTTCTACGTCCCGGCTGACGAGACGGGCGTAGTTGCGCCGAACGCCCACGATAAGCTGGTTCGGTACGAGGAGACCGACATCATCCCGCTCGAAGACCGCTTCGTGGACAATCCACGAGAGTTGGCGAAGGTCTACACCACCGACCCCTACGTCCGTGAACTGCGCCAGCGGTGGGACAAGACGTGGAGTGCCGACGTGCAGTTCACGTCGCTGTTCCGCATTGACAGCGGGCTGAAGACCGGGGTTCGAGCGCCGAGCAACACGTGCGACCACACCGAAATTGAGGCCGTGGACATCGAAGACGTAGAGCCGCGGGTTCTCTACTTCGACATCGAGACCGACGACCGGGCGATGGGCTTCCCCGACCCCGGCGAGGCTCGCATCCTCTCGATTGCGGCCTACGATTCGCACTCCGGCGACTACGCCACGTTCATCGACACCGAGAACAAGTCCATCGGCGAGTTCTACGGCTACCCTGATGCGGATACCGGCCTCATCGAGATGAAACTCAATGAGCCGGCCAACATCAAGTCCTATCAGAGTGAACGCCGGATGCTGATGAAGTTCGCTCAAGCCGTAGAGCAGATGAACCCGGACATCATCACGGGCTGGAACTCCGGCGACGATGCCAACGACGGGTTCGACCTGCCGCACCTGCTCGAACGGATGAAAGAACTCGGTGTCAGCACGGCGCGGCTCTCCCGCGAGGGCTACGTTGACAACGAGGACATTGGCGACGGCGAGTGGCGGTCCTCAATTAAGGGCCGCTCGACCTACGACCTGATGGACGGATGGGTCAACACGAAGTTCACGAAGCCCGACTCGGCGCGCCTCAACGACGTAGCGCGACAGGCGCTGGACGACGTGAAGATTCCCCACGAGGAGATGGGGTACTACGAGATGTACGAGCAGGACCCCTTCCTGTTCACCGACTACAACACGAAAGACACGCGCCTCTCGGTCGAAATCAACGACGCCGAGAACGTCTTCGGCTTCTACAAACGGCTGAAGGACATGATTGGCGTGGACTGGGAGGAGACCCGCCAGAACAACGACTTCGTGGAGATGTCCGTCCGGCGGAAATGCGCCGAACACGGCGTTGCGATGGTGACGGCGTGGGACAACAAACACGTTCGGAAGGCCGCGAAGGACAAGAGCGGCGACGTGAACTACGAGGGAGCCTACGTCTTCGATGCCTTCGTCGGGCTGAAGAAGAACGTGGTCGGCAAGGACCTTGCGTCACTCTACCCGATGACGCAGTATATGCTGAACGCCAGCCCCGACACGAAGGTAGACCGGATGTGGGCCGTGAAGAACGACATCCCGCACGCGGTCGCCGAGAACGGCGCGTGCTTCCGCACTGACGTTGACTCCATCATCAAGGAGTTGGTGGACGAGTACGACGAAATCAAGATGCAGTTCAAGCGGGAGCGGAGTGAAGCCGAGTACGGCACCGAAGAGTGGGAAGCACTCAACGTGGCCTACGGCACGACGAAGACCATCTACAACTGTGTAACCGGAGACCACGAGGTTATGACCGCCGACGGTGCGGTTAACATTAAAGACGTAGAAGTCGGCGACGAGGTGTACTCGTTAAACCCTTCTACCGGCCTCATCGAGATGAAGCCTGTCACTGAGACGCACCACTATCCCGACTATGACGGCGACCTCATCGAGATAGATACCACGAATATCTCACAGACGCTTACTCCGAATCACCAAACCATCGTTAAACAGAACGATGGCTACGTTCAAGACGAATCGTATTCGCTCGTTGAAGCGGGAGACCTCACGCAGTCTGTGGGTTATGAAATGCCGACGCCCGTCGGTTCGGACACACGAATGCACGGGCCGGGGATGGACACGATGGACCTCGGTGACGAGGAGGTGTTACGTGGTGCAGAAGTGCGCGTTCATCCCGACTGTCATGGCCGAACGTTCCGGTCGTCGGTAGACGTGCCGGTGGAGTATGATGACAACACCAGCGGATACTTCATCAACGGCGATGACTACTTCGAGAACCGCGAAGCCATCGAGTCGTTGTGTAAGCCGATGACCACCGAAATCCACCCCGAGAGCAACATGAAGTTCGTTCCGTTGCAGTACGACGGTGACGCCTTTGTCCGCCTCCTCGGGTGGTACATCACCGAAGGGTCGGTATACACTTACGCAAGCGGCTCAACCCGAGTTAATATTGCTCAACGAGAGGCCGGTGACGTGTCTGCCGTCCAGCAGATGCTTGAAGATTGTGGCATCGACTACCACACTGACGAGACGCAGGTGTGGTTTGCGAGTGGTATCCTCGGTCCCATCCTTGAGGACGTGTGTGGGAAGGGGTTGAAGAACAAACACGTTCCCGAGTTTTCGAGCGGCTTTTCGGGCGAACAGAAGCGCATCCTGTTCCAGACGCTGATGGCGGGGGGTGGAGCCACGAAGTCGAAGCGCCTCCGCGACGACTTCATGCAACTGGCGACAGAACTCGGACAAAACGTCCGGTACAGCTATGAAAAATCGTTCGATGGCTGGCGCGTTCGGTACGGTGAGCCGAACAACCACTTCCGCATGAACCGCTCGTCGGAGCTACGTGAGTCTGAACCCGATGAGGGGGTCTACTGCCTTACGGTTGCCGACAACCACACGATGCTGTGTGGCCGCGATGGAAAGTTCTCGTGGACCGGGAACAGCTACTACGGCTACACTGGGTGGGATAAGTCCCCACTTTTCGACCCCGAAACCGCGGCGGCAGTCACGCTCACCGGGCAGGTCGTCATCAAGAATACCGCGGCTTACATCAACGAGGAAACTGTCGCCGAAGTTACATATGGTGACACTGATTCAAACTACGCGGAGTACCCCGACGACTGGTCGCAAGAGCGCATCCTTGAGTACGCCCAAGAGGTCTGCGACCACCTGAATGAAGTCGTCTACCCCGAACTCTGCGACAAGTTCAACATCGAGCGGGACACGAACGAGTGGTTCATCGAGTTGGAGATGCTGGCTGACCGCTTCTTCCAGTCCGGCTCCAAGAAGTTTTACTCCTACCGCTCCATGTGGAGCGAGGGTATGCCGTTCGATGAGAAGGTGAAAGATGGCAAGGGTAAGGTCAAAATCTCCGGCTATGCCTGCGTGAAGTCGAACTTCTCGAAGCTCACGAAAGAGACACAGCGCGAAATCCTGCACACCATCCTGAACGACGGGACAAAGCAGGACGTGGCTGACATCATGTTCGAGGCCGCGGGGAAAATCGACCCGGTGGACCCCGACTGGGACCTCATCGGGATGCCGCAGGGTCTCGGCCAGAAAATCTCCAAGGAGAAAGCGGGCGGCGACGACTACTATGCGTGGTCGAAGACGAAAGACACACCCGCCTCGGCGCATCCAAGAGGCGCGTGGTTCGCCAACCACTTGCTCGATGTGGACCTCGGCAAGGGGAGTCAGCCGAAGCGGTGCTACCTGAAGCCTACCATGTCGGTCGGTGACGACCTCGTGGACGTTATCGCCTACGAAGACCAGTACGACCTCGAAGAAATCGAAGACGAACTGAAGGTAGACGCATCGGAGATGCAAGAGAAAGTCCTCGTGAACCCGATGGACGACATCCTCGATGCGTTTGGGCTTGAGATACAGGCGGCACTCCAAGGACGCGCTCAAACACAAGCATCACTCGGAGGATACTAATCATGAGAATTGAAACCGAAGACGGAATTGTTGAACTGTGGCAAGACGTATCGTACAGCTTCAGCGGATGGAGCAAGGCGATTCAACCGGAGCGGCGCGAACCCGGTGAGCCGAAGACCGAACCGACCCTGTGGCTGAACACCTATCTGTCGTGGAATCCTCCCATCGACGCGACAATTACGGTGGGAGACGCGTGAGAGGACGCAGGGCTTACGCTGTGGCGTTTCGAGTCGGGGCAATGGGAATGGGCCTCCTCATCGGATTGCTCCTCGCCCTGCCCACGCTGGCTGTGCTGGCGGCGATGCTGGCGTGGACCATCGCTACGCTCTTTTTGCTCCCGTGGCTCTACATCTGTGTGGTAGAGCGCGACGTTCGACTGCCCGTCTGGGTTCACGCCTTTCGAGGACCACACAAGTGAAACTGCTCGCGCAACTGTACAGTTCTACAACTCGTCTGCCGAGTATTTCTCTCCGAACGTGACGACTGAGTTGTTCCCGGCGAAGTCATCTTCCTGTCGAACTCTGAAATCGGTGTTCGACACGGCCTCGTGATCGAGAATCCATGGTGCGTTGAATATCACCTTTCCTCCCGGTCTGCAAACACGAACTAACTCCGAGATCAGATCGGCGCGATCCTCGGTCGATAAGTCCCGCCACGGCGGATCACACACCACTGTGTCAAATGCATTCGCCGTGAACGGCAGATCAAACATATCTCCGTACTGGTCGGCCTGCGTTCCGTCAACATCGATGTCAACGTTCACGTCGCAGATTGGGCGGACGCCCGTGCAGACTTTCAGTGACTCGCCTTCAACGCGGTCCGAGATGAAGCGAGCGAACCCGTCCGTCCATGCCCATGAATCGTTGTATTCGTGCGAGGCGCGGCGGTAATCCGGTTCCTCTGTCGGTTGGTCGGTGTCGGTGGTTGCGGTTTTAGACATTGGTGTCGAATGCTGCGAGGTTGGTTTGGTTCGGGTGAATCGTCCAGTACGACCCGATAACAACATCGTTCATCCCGGGAGTCGGGGTGTCGGGGTCGGCGTTATTTCCGCCGTACAGTTCCGTGTACGGTTCAGAATCGAATAATCCGAGTTCGTCTAAGTCAGCGGTATCGCTTCGCGGAACCCACTTTGCGAAATGCAGAATCGGCGAATTCGCACCCACAACCCGCGTCTCCTCATGGAACGTTTTCGCGCGACTGTACAGATCCACATTCCCGTGAAACCCGACCACGGCATCGAATTCCGAGTCCGGGAATGGGAGCGGGTTGTGATCCCCGATATGGAACGTGAATTTGGTGTCCGGGAAGACAGCCGTTCCGCGAGCCTCACTAATCTCCGCTGGGAGGCGCTCGCCGTCATTTGCAGTCACCAGCACGTTACTGTGCGGTTCTGCGAAGTCGGTGACGGAATCGACCGGGGATTCCGTGTGGTGGTTCACGTTCTCGAATGTGTGGATTTTCCGGGGTTCGTTTCGAATTCGGGTCATGATAAGTGAGTAACCGTAAAGTGTTAGTCCGTTTCCCAGATTTTGCCGCATATAGTCTATGTAGAGCCAGTTACTTAATAGTGTCGATTACCGTGTGCCAAGCAGTTAGCACACATCCCCGCAGTATCCCCTCGGGGGTCAACCCCGTGGTGTAACAACTCGTGTTGTAACCCGATGAGGGGGCTGCTACAGTAACACAACAGTACAGCACCGCTACAGCAACGCACCGCTACAGCACAGCTTAGTTGCTACAGAGGTATAAACCCACTGTTTAACACCGCAGTGTAAACGCAAAAAACCCCCGACAGGGTAGAGCCGTGAGGCCCCACCCCGCCGGGGGAATGGATTTACATACTGAAAAGAATTGAAGCAAGACGAATCCGCAAACGGGCCGAATCTGCACTCACCGAGTAACCAAAAAAGCCGCCGCGCCCACCCGCGAACCCACCCGGTGAGGTAAACTTCTTCTTAACTGCAGAGTGCAAAGATGCCACAGGGGCAGTGAACGCACCCACCTTGCCGCACGAAGTTTTCAGAGTCGAGGCCGCAGTTCGGACACTCGTCTGGAACGCCGCCTGCCACTAAGAATCACCCAGTGACCGGGGGGCGCGTGCATAGATGTAGTCGCGTCTCATTTCTCGGCTTCGTCGGCGACCTCATCGGATGGTTGCCCGATGTGGCCGTCACCGTTCAGATCGGTGCTAGTTCGCCGTTCGACAACCCAGCGGGCTGCTTTCGGGAACCCTAGTGCGAGAGCCGCACCGGCAACGGCGAACTCGATGTTGCCGACAACGATAACTTCGGGGACGTAGTTGAGTAGTTCTTGCATGAATTAGTCTTTGAGGGTGGTGAATGACCAGTCATCGAACAGGTCAGTTGCTTTTTCGACGCCCTGTTTAACGTCGAAGTTCTTTTCTCGGAGGTGAGCGACCGGTGCAGAGCGCCAGTCGTCCTCGTAGTGGGCGTAGATTTCGCGTCCGGGCTTTCCATCGGCCCGCTCGAAAATCATGATGTGAAGCTGTCTGCCCGGTTCTACGAGACCTTGGTCGTCGTAGTCGTGCCACAGCACCCAACTGCCTTCCTGCTCGCGGCCATCGGCCTTGATTTTGTACGCTGTAATCGGGTTGCGGAGCAGGCCAAGGTCAGCGAACTCGTGTTCGAGGGTTTCCTCGTCAATATCGACCGTGCCGACATACTGTGAGCTACCAGTCCCGCCAATAGCATAGAGTGGTACTCCGATGAGGCCGCCGAGCCAGACGAGATACTGATGAAGTTTCGGATACAGATAGCCCGCGACAGGCTCTTGCCAGTCGTCGTCTGCACCAAGTAATTGTTCGACCATTTTTAGATTACATCGACTCCGATTTCATCAGATGAAACTGCTTTTGAGCCGTTGAGTTCGATTGCTCGAACATTAACTACTGCGCCGACATTTTTATCAGTAGTAATTTGAAGTTCACCTACTCCATCGACAATATCTACTTGTTTTGTAGAATTGTCAATCGAAACTGTTGCTGTATAGCTTCCAGTATGTCTCTCATCATCACCGTTGACGAGTTCTGTGGTAATAGTTTCAGAACTCACTCCCCCAGATTCCACTTCACCGTCTTCTGAACTGACGACTAATTTTTTGAGAGTGAGAGCTTTATACCGCTTGCTGACGCTTTCTCCAACATCTCTACTGAGTTTGATTTTTTCCTCAGTAGGTGCTTCATTTTCCGCTGAAACGCCAGTACCAGATGTTTCAATTAGGGCTTGAATTGCCGCAGATTCGCTTGCTGGATTCCATTCCACTCGGTGTCCACTGTTGCTTTTTCTGTAGTACATATTAGTTTACCACAAAGCCGCCGATTTGAAGTCCCGTATCAATAGCCTCAATTACATCGCCTTCGACAAGAACTGCGTTAATAGGAAATGTAGTTGAGGCAGAGTCACTGTCGTTGTCGTTGTCGTTACCGTCTGTCCAAGGTCGCGCTACAGATTCGCTCGAAGCGGCAACGACGCCATTAATTCTACAGTATCTTCGGACACTTTGGTCGGCGTGATAACTAGACGCGGCTACTGCGGCGCGGCCATTAATTGTAACTTTCCAAACTTCATTAGTAGGAACAGTTACTGACTCGGAACTATTCAACTGAATGCTGAGTGCTTGATTTTCAATCGTTGTGTTAGTCATATTAGTTCACCACAAACCCACTCACATTAAGCTCGCCGCCTTCAGATTTGATAACGTCTCCTCCGACTAACACTGTATCAAATGGAAAGGTTGACGATGCGTTTGCAGTAGCATTTGCCGCTGTGTCACCATTATTCCAAGCATCCGACTTTGATTCACTGGAAGCTACAATAGTTCCGTTGATTTTGCAGTACCTTTCGATATAAGCGTACTCAACATTATCTCTTGCCACTGATGCGCTTCTTCCGGTTACAGTAACTTTCCACACTTCTCCAGTGGGAACTGTTACAGATTCAGTGTCGCTCAACTGAATACTGAGCGGTGAGTTTTCGATTTGTATATTTACCATGTTAGAAGTCCATCAGTCCAGCAGCGAGAATTTTCTCGTCCAGTTGTTCTTCTTCGGACGCGCTAAGTCCAATATCACCCGGACGCATCGTCCAGCGGCGGTAGAGGCCATTTAAGACAGGGTGATTCGTAATGTCGTTTCGCGCAAACCGAACTCGAAGCTGAAAGTTCGTTCCCGAATCGATGTAAGCAGAGATGTCATCTCCACTCTGCACATCGGAGATGAGTGTGGCTCCGCTTTCATCTTCAATGTCTACAGCGATGGTTTCGGAGTTCGTGGCTCGGAACAGTCGAATTGTATCCCAGTGCTGGATACGTTCGTCTGGTTCTGGGCCAGTGATGACGACCTCACCGGCTTCTCGCGCGCCAGTGTAAAAGTCGTCTACGAAGACTGAACGGCTGAGGCCCGAAGTCGACGTGTCTTGTTGAACAGTGAACCGACCGAAGCCAGTTCTACCAGCCGGAATGGCGTAGTTGCCAACTAACGCACCATCCATATACAGGTCGAATGTTCCAGCATCGAAGTCGAAGTCCCACTCGAACGAGTATGTAGTATCGACTGACCACGCAGACGAAAGCTCCTCGACGGAGTTGTTATTTCCGTTGACTCGCTGAATGGTGCCGCTGCCATCGCTGAAGCGGATGCCACCGATTACATCGCCATTGCTTGACTTGACGAGCAACTTCGTGAAGTCAGCGATGTTGCCTGTGTCGGAGCCGATTTGAACCGAAAATCCGGCATCCTGAATTACATCGAACTCACGGGTGAGTGAGATAGAGTTGAACTCATTGGATGAAGCGAACTCACCAGACTGTGTTCCCGAAATGACTTGAGTTGACTGAGCCGTTAGGTCAGGAGAATTGTTCCACTCCCAATCGCTGATTTCTGGCGCAATACCGTCTTCAAAGTCGGCTACCGTAACTTCGTTTATGAGAGTTACACTCCCATCGGGGTTTGTTTCAGTTCGAGCAACCGGAGATTCGTGAGAAACACTGAAGTCGGAATTTCCGACGTTTAATGTTTCTTGGTAGCCAATTTCGGGCTGAGGAGTATATTTACTCCCATCACCAACGAAGATGATTCCGTTCGACCGCTTGAACCACGAGTTACCGATTGACGGCTCTTGTGGGTTCTCGGTCTGGTTGTACTGGAACCCACCAAGTTCCGAAGCGTGAAATCCGTCTACTTTGTCGGAGTCTTTCACCACTCCGTCATTGTCCGGGTCGATACTGTTGGTGAGGTCGATGAGGTGCTGAACGTCTGTAATTACGTTGTGATACAGGTCGTTCAGGTACTCTGCGACAGGTGGTTCGTCTTTCTTCCAGCGCCACGTATCGGGCCTCTCGACCCGCTCGTCAGCCGGAGCGCCGTAGCTCTTGATATTACTGGTGTATGGCATATATGATAGTTACTCGATTGTTCCAGCGGGCTTGCCGCCGTCGCCGTAGGGGTTTCCGTCTGCATCGAGGCCGTCCATCCCTTCTCCGTAGAGCGACCAGTCGTCCTCGGCTTCATACTCCTCGGCTGACCACGCGATGAGGTCGCCGTTCCACATCGGCTCGACCGTTTTGCCGGGAGCCGTGAGGTCTTTCAGGATTTTCGTGAGTTCAGCCGACCCGAACGGATGGCCCTGCACTTCCTCAAACGGAATAAGGAAGACTTGCTTTTTGATGTCGTAGAGTTTTGTCCAGTCCTGATACCGGAAGTTCTCTACGCCGGTATCGAAGATGGATGTCAGCCCGTTGAAGATGTCCGAGATGGTGCCTTCACTTGTGTTGATGGCGTAGCGCACCATCGTTCGAGCGCGGTAGTGTTCGAGTTCTTCGTTCTCTCGCGGCGAGAGTTGAACGAGCCGTGCAAGCTGTTCAATCTGGGCGATTGACTCAGCATCCTGCACGGTAGCGGCGTTGTCCACTGTTTCAATGTCACCATCGAGGCGGTCGATACCGCGCCCGACGACATCGAGGAGCTTGAAGTTCCCCGAAACCTCATCGGATGGCATCCACGAGGGCAGAGACCGCACAAGCTCGTCGCCTGCATCGGACTGCTCGCCCGCCGATACCAGAATCTCGCTTTCACTCATATGGAATCACTGCGTTGTTGAACTGAAGTTCGCCCGCCGGGGTCGCTCTCGCGTGCGTTTGACCACCGCCGCACGGCGCGATTGCACCGTCGAACTGAAGCCGATACCACTCTCCGGGGACTAATCCAGTAACGCGGATGTCGGTCGTTCCGTTTGGCTGTCTGCTCTTGATGCCGAACAGAAGGACTGTTGCACCGCTTCGTGTTGTTACTGAAGACTCAACGAAGTGGCTTCCTGAAATGTCCAGCGAGAGGTCAGCCGTGGCGTTGAGGTACAAGTCGTCGTAGTACGACCACCCGTCTTCAACACCGACCCGTGTGAGAGATGTTGCCTTGCCGACCATCGTCACCGTGCCACCGTTCGAGCAGTCGAAGGCGACGTTAGCGCCGAGGTTCATGCGAGTTTTTGAACAGCACAGCTTGCTTCGGTGAGGTCGTGTCCAGTATTCCCACTGCCATGATTCACGCGGACTTCAATGGTGTCTCCGGCGTTGAGACTGTGCATCGAGTGGTTTGAGACGCTGTTTCTGTCTCCATCGGCAGTATTCCGAATGTAACAACGCGAGCCAGTATGGCGGAAGGTGTCTGTGCCGTTAATGAGAACTCTGGCGAGCATGATAGCTCGATCATGGCCACTCGTCTGATGAAAGCTACAGGTGTAGTCAACCGAGTACACCCCGGCTTCATTGACCTCAATGGTGTTGTTATCGACTATCGTGAAATCGCCGCTGTTGACTTCGATAGTCTCCCAACAGTTAGCGACCGTGCCACCGTCTACATCGATCAGAGTGTTCGATTGATAGCCGTTGATGTAGCCCGTGCCACCACCACCCACTTCGTTGCCACCAACTGTAGCGGTTCCAGACACGTTGAGGTCGCCGCTGACATCGAGGGCTGAAGACGGTGAAGTCTGGCCACCGATGCCGACTTTTGTGCCGAGAATCGTCAGCGCGGTTTCTTGGCTGGTTTCTTCACGCTGAAAGTGAAGTGGGCTGTCAGTCTTGTCGGTATCATATTTGAGCTGAACTGCTGACGAAAGCTCCACTTTGCCTTCGAGAAGATTGTTTTCTTTCCTCGCGTCTTCAAGAGACGTATTGTGGGCGTTAGCTCGTGAAATGTGGTCTTCCATCTCCACTTGCTCCACGGGGTCGAAGTTCAGGTCAGCTTTCCCCGGCGGGTTGCCGTCGTGAAAGATGGCCTGCATGGCGATAGTCGGCGGAACCTCGAAGTTCCAACTGCCTGTTACAGCTTCATCTTCGGCCAGCGTAGCGAGTTCACTCGCTGTGTAGCCGCCGACGTTCTGGGCGTTCTCGTTCGATGTGCGCCACGTCTCCTCGTCGTTATCCCAAATGTAGAAGTCCGGCTTCGTGGTCTGAGACTCATCGGCGAGCGTGATAGCAGACGACCCGTCGTGGTTGAACATCCGCCCGTGGTCGTTGGACGTGGGCGATATTGCGCTGAGGTCTTTTTCGGCGATTTTCAGCCCGCTGTCATTAAGTCCTGTTTGAGACATTAGTTCACCTCAATAGAGCCGTTGGTCGCACTGCCGAGCGCGACTTCAGTGTTCGAGATAGCGATGTTAGATTCGCCAGTGGGGTTCGGGTCAGTGCCGATGTAGAGTTCATCTACGTCGTACACGCCGGTAACTGTGCGAATCTGGAACTCGATTTCACCGTACACCAAGTCGTCGCCGACGCCGAGGCCGGTGATTTCGGCTCCGGTTGAGGAGATGCCACCGATGTAGTCCACGATGGCGTCTCGCACGTCAGTCGCCCCCGCGTAGTCTTCCGTCGTGGAGAGCGTGCAGGAGGCGTAGATTTGCGTCTCGGTGGGCCGCGAGAAGTTGATGTCGTGGGTCTGTCCGTTCGGGAGATTGCCGGTCGCTGTAGTGAGCGTGCCGATGTTCCCACCAAATGATGTGTCGCCCACGGCTTTCGTTTCGAGAATCGCTTGGGCGATTTCTTGGTCGTTGCCCCCGGCGATAGTTAGCTCGAAGCCGTCGTCCTCGCCGGGTGCGTCGTAAATTTCGATGGCTACGGACGTGACCTCATCGAGTGACTGCACCGAGTTGATGATAGCCGGGGCAGAGGCCTGCGACCCTTCGGCGAGTTCTTCTTTCGCACGGGTTCGCAAGTCCTCGTCGTTCTCGCGGTTTGTGCCACCGCCAGTGTCGGCGGTATTCGTCACGTCGCTCAGACCCGTTGGCGGGTCCGGCATGACCGTTAGGGTGTTGGGGCCGATGTTGTACTCGGCTCCCCCCTCCGCGGCCTCTACGGGCGCGTCAACGGTGAGGTCGCCCTCTGTGAGCGTGACGCCTTTCGTAGTCTCGAACCTCAGCGGTTCACTCGAATCCGTCTGGACGGTTGTTCCGCTTTTAATGGCGTAATCGGTGTCGCCTGCGACACTCCGTGAGAACGTCACCACGCCCGTAGCGCGCTTGGCAAACTCGCGTCGGAGTCCGATGAGGGCGCACAGCATGTCGAGAGCCATTCCCTCGGCGTTGTCAATCTGCGAGGATTCAAGGACGAGACCGATGTCCTGTTGGGCTTCAGCCAGCCGCCGTGCAATGGGGCGGTAGAAGGTCCGAATAATGGCCTGCTCGCCATCGTTCAGGTCTTCGCCGAAGTATTCCTTTGCATCGGCAACCATCGCGTTGAGGATTTCTTCCTCGGACTGAGAGTCGAACTCCCCGTCTACGATAGTCATGGCTCCACCTCGGTCGTGAACTCACCATCGGCGGTGAGGTAGACCACTTCAACGACGTAGGTGTCAGCGTGGTCCTGCTTGCGGTAGATGTCGATTCTGTTGATGTTCTCGATTTCGTCGTGTCTGCCTGCGACCCGCGTGACCTGAAGCCGGAGCTTCTGCTTGATGGTGTCGGGGTCGTAGTCGGAGAGAACGTTCTGCATATAGTCGGTGAGCATGATGACTACCGACTGCTCGAACGCTTCCCGACCCTCGACCTTCGCAAGGTCATTACGGTGGTCCAGAAAGACAGAGAAGTCACCGCCGAGGGCGATGTCTTGTTTCATGTGTGAAGTGAGTGCGTTATTCGGTGTGCGTTACTGCTGACTGACCGCCACTGCCTGTGATGGACGCCGTGCCACCACTGCCGGGGTCAGTCGTACTGTCGCCTGCACGCATAACCGGCTGACCGTTGACCGTGAGGTCGTGGCTCTGGTCGGGCGTGAGTTCGTGGCTTGAGAAAGACCCACACACGGGCGGGTCTCCGCCGTAAGAGTGTGCGTGACTTCCGAAGCTCATCGAGTCGCCGTGCGTGGCAACCGGAGTGCCGTTAATCGTGACGCTAGTATCTCCATCAGAATCCTGAAGCGCGCCCGAAGCGACCGCCCCACATTCGCCGGGGTGGCCGCCCGCTTCACAGGGAGCGCCGAGTAGTGCGAGTAAAGGCATCAGTTACCACTCGTGTCGAAGTCGATGGTGTTGCCGGAAAGTTGCAGATGATTCGCGGCGTTGATGGTCACATCGCCTGAGGCACTGAGTTCTACGTCGTAGGTGCCTTCGTCTGTCTTCGTGAACGTGAGTTTCGTCTCCTCGTCCAGTTGGATTGCGACATCACCTTCGGCGAGGTCATCGGGTTGAGACCCTTCTGGGGTCCGAGCGATAACATCGGTGATAAACCGCTTGCCGTCGCTGAGTGAAACCATCGAGACGCGCTGTCCGATGGCTGGAACTACAGAGAGTGCGGCGAACGGCTTTAGCATCGGAACGTTCCGATACTCGGTGTCAATTCGGACGGCCTGCACGTCGCAGAGGACCACCCCTTGTTCGTAACTCGTCGTGGTGATGATGCCGTGTTCCATAACTATGAAAGGTAGCGGGTTTATATACGGAGGGTGTGAGAACCCTCCACACAGCCGCTAAAAGTTCTCGGTTCGGAAGCGTTCGTGAAGCGCGGGGTTCCGACCATCAGGCCACACGTCTTCTTCATCGAGATATTCGTCGGTGCGGGGCGAGAAGTAGCGCACGTATTTCTCAACGTCGTTGTCGGGGAACATGGCTACATCAGCCGTTACAGTCCAGTAGCCGCCCGATACGTTGTGCGTGACACCTGTGACCATGTAGATTTCATTGTGAATGAACTGTCCACAGCCGATGTCTTCAGGCTCGTTGCCCATTCGCCCCGATGTCGCATCTACTACTCCGTCGAAGTGATTGTCTTCGGGAACAAGATGAAGCGCGTCGCCAACGGTTAGCGCGCGCATCGGACTCACTTGGTCGCCGGAGAGCGATGGGATGAGTTCGACCGACCCAGAGTGTTGCTTTTTCATCTTCTCGTAGAGATAGGTTTGTGCAACATGGGGCAGGGCGTCTCGCTTCGCGTTACTGTCGCTGATTTCGAGTAGCTGTCCGTACTCCGGGTCCACGTCGGGGAAGTAGGCCACGCCTTCAGCACGCACGTCAGCCGCGCCGCCGTTGGCTTCGTCTTCAGAGACGCCAGCGAAACCGAACCACGAGGTGACTTCCTCCACAGAGTCTTCACCGCCGCCAATGCCGGGTTCGTCGTACCAACTACCCTGCACGACGACGCCGAAGATAGGGTCTCGTGGGTGCTTAATCTGCACCGCATCGTCGCGGTAGCGCCAGACGCGCTCGTCATCGGATGCCGCAACGTGAAGCATCGAGACGTTTTCAGGCATCCCGACCCAGAGCGTGTAGTCGCTGTCAACCCACGTCTGCATCTGAAAGCGGTCGTTTAGTTCCCAGATGGCTTGAGCCGGTGAGATTTTGTTAAAGTCCAGTGCGTAGTAGGATTCGAGAAGATGTTCGTTGTTCTCTGGCTCGTAGAACTTCTTTTCGTAGTTCTCGCGGCCTCCTTTGAAGAAGCTCGGTTCGTGAGCCGCTTCACCAGTGAGCGTGGTAATGACTTCTTGCCCGGATGGCAGTTCATCGGGAACCATGAACTTGATGTCCCTGATGAGGTTCTTGTCGCGTTTTGAGAACACGTGTTCGTAAGCGTCTCGAAGCGTTACACGGTCCCAGTGTTTGTCCACGATGCCTGAGTCCAGCGACTCCTGCATATCGTGGAGTTCCATGTACGTGCCGCGATTGCCGTAAGACACGTAGTCAGGCCGGAAGTGGAACGCCCTCACCGGATGACCATTGAGGCAGACCTCCGCGGCCTGTGCGAAGCTGAGAGCGCCATCATCGTTGTTGGTCTCCGGCTTCATCATCTCGCCGATTTCAACGTCGAACTCGGCGCGGCAGAAGTCGAACTTCCTGTCCTCCATTTTGAGGGTCATTTCGTCGGCCGAAATCTCGAACGGGCCGCTTGTCCCGTCTACCTCTGGAAATCGGACAGTCCAGTTTCCATATTCACAGTTCATTGTGTATCTCCGCTGGTGCCGATGATAGACGAGACGATGGAGTTTTTCGTCCGGTCGTACTCGTCTTTCCCGGTACTCACGAGGTCGATACTGTACTCGAAGCGCCACATCCGGTGAATCGCATCGAAGCCTTCTGGCGTCGCGTTGATTTCACCGTTTTTGACGTAGCACTGCATCCCGCCGCTTGGCGAGATAGGCGAATACAGGTCCACCACGTCGTCGTAGTCGAGCATCTGATTGAAGTCCGAGACTTCACGCGCCAGCAGAACGCCGCTGACGTGAAACTCGCGGTTCTTGATGCTCTCGATAGCCACGTCTTCGCCACTGCACTGCTTGCCGGAGCGGTCGAGCTTCTTTTCTTTTGACTGTGGAAAGCGGTCGGGGTAGTATTCAGGCGCAAACGCCCAGTCGTACTCGGCGTTCACGCTCTGCCCCGAACGCATTTCATCGGGCGCGATGTTAGGCCGCGGCCCGAAGTTTAGTTCCGGTAGAATCTCGAACGGTAGCGGCTCGTTCGGGTTCGCCGGAATTTCGGTGTCATATCGTGCGTTGGGCATTACTTACCACCACCGCTTCGGTTCCCTTCCTCGCGGTCTGAAGTCGAGGAGTCACTGTTGTTGCGGGGTGATGGAGGCTCCTTAGCAGACTTCTCGCCGTCCATGCGATTGAACTCGTCGCGGAAGCGGTTTTCTGAAGCCTTGTCCATTTGCCCGTAGTTGGTCAGTTTGTAAGTGTTGTAGTTGTTGACAGTCATTCCGCCAGAACCGCCGAGTCCACCACCACCGCCGAACTCAGGCCCGCCGCCGTTGCCGCGGGTAGATGGTCCTGTTGGTGCAGTTCCAGACATCACGCCGCCCGTGACTGCACCGCCGATGACTGTCGCGGCTCCGAGAGTCAGCATACCGACTGCGGCCACGAGCGCAAGTGTCGCGGCGACAGCGCCCCACGTAGAGACTTGGTATGCTGTCATCCACGTGATTGCGATCTTAACACCCGTTGCGAGGGCCATGAAGCCACCGTACAGCCCGTAGATGACCATTGCCGCTTTACCAATCATGTAAAGCAGGGCAATCATCGTGATGAGGTTGATGACGATACTGCTGTTCATCAACTCACTGATGAGGACCAGAATCTCGAACAGCGGGGCGAACGCGGCAACGACCGTCGAGACAGCCATCGAAAGGTTGTAGATGGTGACAGCGACGCTAACAAGCGCGCCCAACAGGCCGAGCAACATCTCTTGGTTCCGGTAGGCAGACTGAATCAGCCAATCGAAGAACTTCAAGATTCCCGACCCGATGAGGCCGCCGAAGCGAAGCGAAAGCTGACTGATGGCATCTTCGTTCCGCACGAGAATGTTCATGAACTCAGCCAGCCCGCCGGTAAGTGCCGACCACATTCTGAACATTGTGTCAGAGTAGCGGGTCAGCCCCTGCATCGACTTCGCAACATCTTGCAGGTCAGTGGGCGCTCGGTCTAAGAACTCCGCCGAAATCGGCGCGAACTGCTGTGCGGTCGGGCTGAACGCCTCGAACAAGTCCTCTTTGAAGTCCTGAACCTGATTGCCCGCTTCATCGAACGCGGCACCCATATCGTTCGCATGGCCGATGAGGCCAAGCCCGATGAGCGCGCCGCCTGCAACTGCGATTCCACCCAGTGCCGCGGCGACACCGAGTGCCTGAACACCGGCAGAGATGAGCAGTGGGATAATCAGCGCGAGCAGTTGGTACCACTTCCGCATGGTGGGCATCAGCTTCTTCAGCTTGCCATCGAACGAGTCGATGAACTCACCACCCGTGATTGAACCGTCGCCGTCTATATCCAACATCCCGCGAGCGTGTTCGAGGAACCGGGAGCGGTCGTTTTTGCCGATATCGAAGTCACGTTTTGCGGCAGAGACGTTGACGCCATCCCAGTTCTCTCCGTCCTGAAGCCGCTTCATGCGAACGCTGGTGAGTTCACCGAAGCGTCCACGAGTCGCGTGGCCTCCCTCGTCGTAGAGTGGGTCCAGTGTGTTTGAGATAAACCGGCCGTTCGGGGCGCGCCGCCGGCCGTCGAACATTTTAACCTGCTCCCCGGTGCGGAAGATGTTTTCGTGGGAGCCGTAGAGGTTATCGAGCTTGCTGATGAGAGCGCGGAAGGAGTCTTTATCGGAGCCCCCTCCCGTTCTCGCCCCGCCGGATGAACCACCTCCGCCCCCTGCACCGCCCTCATCGGATGTGAACCCGTCCGGCATCTCGCTGAAGTCCATCTCGTTCCAGATTCGGGCCGTGTCTCGCATCTGCCGGTTGACGCCATCGAGGCGGTTCTCGGCTTTTTCGAGCGCATCGACCATCTCCTGAATGTCGTTAGAGATAGAGCCGGTGTCCATCTCGCGGAAGTCGTTACCGATAGACTTCATCAGGACTTCGAGTTCCGCCAACTCATCGAGAGCAGGCGTCGCATCGAGGTCTACTTTGATTGTAACTGGTGCGGCCATTAGTCAAACTCGTAGTCGGGGTTCTCGCTTTTGTTGATGTAGCGAACAGTCTCCGACTGTCGGTTGCTGTTGCCACCGCCGCCTGCACGGCTGTTGCGTCGGCGCTGTGGTTGCTGTTGCTGGCCGCCGCCGCTACCTTCCATCATTTCTTCGCGTCGCTCCTGTTGAGCTTCGGCGCGGCGTGTGCGTTCAGCGTCGATAATCTGACGCTGAAGCGGGGTAATATTCAGTTGGGATTCGGAGCCTTGGAACCCCATCCCAAGGTCCTCGAAGTTGGCAAGAAAGCTATTCGCCGCTCCCGTCTCGGCGAAAGGATTTCGCACTCTCAGCGTCCGAACTGATGCTCAGAACTCGCTCGGCGATGACCAGCGTCTTGCCACCCTGAAGGCCGATGCCCTCTTGGCCGCTCGCGCCGCTGATACCGAAGATTTCACGGACGCCCTCCTCGGTTTCATCCTTGGCGAGGCCCTGTGTACGGTCGATGCCCATGACAGCGGCCTCGGCCATGATTTCCACGAACTCGCGGTCGAACTGCGCGGCGTTGATGGTGCCGTCAGGCTCCTGTTCTTCTTCGAGGGCTTCCTGCGCCTCCTCTGGGTCCATGTCCAGCCGGTCTTCCAGCATGGCCGCGATGGGTAGGAACTCCGGGTCAGTCAGCGGCCTCACGTAGAGGTCGCCGGTCAGTCCGTAGTACGTGAAGTCCTCGATGACATCACGATACTGCTCACCGCGAAGCGCCATCTCACGTAACTTCGAGTGGTTCACTCGGTCGCTCGGTTCGTCTTCTGCTTCTGTGGCGTCGGTCTCGGTGTTGGTGTCAGGTTCAGTCATTGTATGGGAAAAGTGTGAGTGAAAGAGTTGCGGTTAGTGAGCGATGCTACTCAGGCTGGTCGGTCGTGCGGTCCATCGCAATCCAGTCGAAAGCCGTCTCAGTGACCTCCTCCGAGCGAACTTGGTAGGATTCGCTGGTGACGAGGACGGTCTGATAGGTTTCAGGCTCGCCGTTCGTCTCGTGGGTGATGGTGATAGAGACCGGCTCGGAGACACCGTTCTCATCGTAGACGACATCGTTGATGCCGCCGTCTTCGCCGCTGAAGATGCGGGTGAGCGTACTGCCCTTGAACATCATCGTTCCTGAGTAGGAGATAGCGGTGATGCTGTATCCGTTTGCCTTCAGGCTCGATTCACGGACCTCTGAGATTTCGATGTCCTTGGTGGTGTCCAGCCGCGAGATGGGGACTTCGCGCGTTGCGGCCTCCACGTCATCTCCGCTTCCGTTCTGCTCGGCACCCCGCGAAACTTGGAGTGCGATGTTTGCGGCAGATTCGATTCGGTCAACGCCAGTGGGAGTCGTAGTCATGAATTAAGTCTCCTGTGTGAAGTCTTTAGGCCGAACTCCCGACAGTTACGTCGTTCTCAATGAACCGGAGCGGGTCCGGTGCAGTGATGGAGAGTTCCAGTCGCGCCTTCGTGGACGACTCCTCGAAGATGCCGATGCTGTACGACTCGATGAGGTTCGAGTCTTTCAGCGCCGTAAGCTGGACCTTGATAAGTGCTTCCAGTGCGTTTCGGACTTTGCGCTGGTTCAGCCGCCCGATGAACGGACGCTCGTTCTGGCGCGCCGTGTCGTACACGTAGTCGAGAACGAGTCGCTTGAAGCCGAAGTCGATGTTGGCTTCCTCGGCGTTGTCAGCCGAGACACTGGTCTTGTCGTCCTTGATTTCCGCGCCACCGACGCGGTTCTCAAGCGGGACGACGCGCTGTTCGATGAGCGCACCGCGCTGTTCGCGGTTGAGCGTGACATCGAGTTCCTTGTTGGTCTTGAACCGCTGACCGATGGCTGTGCGGTCCAGTCCGATTTTTCCACGGACGCCAGCGTAGGCCGCCAGCGAACTCGTTCCATCCGCGAAACGGCTTGGGTAGACTACCTGCACACGCGAAGTGTCGTAGGTGTTTTCGTACTCCTCGACGTTACCAATGCGGGCTGTGTTGGGCGCGACGAACGCGATTGTGTAGTTCTGTTCTTCCGAGAGGTTTTCACACGCGTCTCGAACGCCCTGCTGGACCGCCGCGTTCTCCTGAATCGCCGAGAGGAAGTCGATGGCTTCAGCGGCCTCGATGTTCGTCTCGACGGCATCGAAGGCGGTGGGATAGTCGTTCCACGTGTAGTCCACCGTCAGCCCGCTTGTGTCGTCAGGCGAAGTTGGAACTTCGAGTTCGGCATCGACGGGGTTGATGTAGACTTCATCCGCGTCCGGGGCCTTGTCGGCAACCGCATCGCGAGTGAGGATAGGCGTAAGCTCGGTGTTATCCAGTGTGACCGTGAAGTCTGCGGCATCTTCCGTGGTCGGCACGTTGTCCAGCGAGACCGTGGTGCTGGTGACAGCGCCGTGGTCTTCGTCTGTGACAGCGGTCTGCTCGGTTGCGACCGCGTAAATGGGCACCGAGCCTTCGGTCAGCATATCGAGAATGGCTTCGGTCAGAAGCGAATCCTCGCCGAAGCGCGAGACAGCCGTGGTGTCACGCGTGATTTCGTAGACTTGGTTTGGAACCGCCGGGTCAGTCGCGTTTGCGAGGTCAGCGGGTCCAACGATACAGACATCAGAGGGAGCATCGACAGAGCTATCAATGTTGCTCGCCGAGGTCTCCTCCGTGATGATTCCGGGTTCAGTGGTGTCGCCGTATTGTTTTGCCATGTGTTATCTATGTGAGGGTAATTTGGTCCACGATGTCCTCAATCGTGTCGTAGCCCGCCAACGGTTCTTCGGCTTCAGTGAACGCTTTCAGCACGATGGTCTGATTCAGTTCAGTCTCTGTCGGTTCGATGAACTGGTGGTCGAAGCCATCTGCACCACGGAGTTGCATCTCGTTGAGATGCGGGTGGAACGACTGTGGGTTCTCGCGGAGCATCCGTATCGCACCACGGAGACTATCGAGCAACGAAGTCGCGCCGACCTCATCGGAATCCTTCACGACGATTTCCAGCCGCAGGTCGTAGTAGAACCTGTAGTACAGCTTTTCCTCGCCGTCATTGGGGTCTTCTGCTTGCCCCGCATACGCCGAGTTGTGATACGTGTGGTCTGTGAGGTCGAAGTCCTCAATCAGAACCAGCGGAACAGGGCGCTCGTCTTGCATCCCCGATACACGCACCGGGACCGCAAGGCGGTCTGAAAGGTGGGTGACGAGGGTTGTGATTGCTGTTTCTACGTCCATGTTAGAGCATCCGCAGGTTTTTCTGCACTTCACTGCGGACGTTCTCGCGAGTCACGCCGTAGTACGACTGACGGATTTCACGCTCGGCGGCCCCGGAGAAGTCAATCCCCGGATAGCCAACCGTGCCGATTTTGTATGCAACCTCGAAGGCTACACGCACGGTCTCCTCTCCGTAGGCGTCTATCATCGCCTCGATGTCTGGGTTTACGTCATCGGCCATTAGGACCACCCGATGCGGTAGTAGCCGTTGTCCCAGTTCGTAAGAAGGCGGTCGGTGATGGGCTGAACCCAGTCGGCAGGGTCTTCGTTATGTAACTCGATGAGGTCCACAGCCGTTCGGAGCCGATTCGCCATAGATGAAGTGCCTTCTACCGTGCCGTCGTCGTGAAACATAGCTACGAGGTCGTACTCGTCGGTGACGTAGTTGAAGCGGTAGATTTTAGCTGTCATCAAATTCTCCTAAAATTTCGTCCACCATGCTTTTTAGATTAGCATCAGCCGTGGTCCACGTGTCCGGTGAACGACTATTCCAGTCCACGGCACCACCGGTATCATCGTCGGGGGACAAGTCGTTCTCGGCGATTTGGCGTTCCTCGTAGGTGTTTTCGACTGCTTCACGAACCGACTCGATGTCCAACTCCCAGAGTTCTTGGCCGCCCCATTCGTCCTCGTTGTCGTAGAGGCTGTAGCGGTGGGTCGAATCGGGGCCAAGAAGTCGTTCGTAATGGCCGTTCCAGTACGAATCTTCTGGGTGAAGCTCTTTGGCGAACTCGATGAACTTCTCACGAGTCTCGATGTCGCGCAGTTCTTCGAACAGCTTCTCTTGCACGTCAAGAATCGCGTTCGAGACCGCGTACATCTTGTCGTAGTCGTCAATTACGTGGCCGTAACCCGGAGCTTCAAGGTTCAGGTTCTCCCACGCATCGAACACCATCAGGCGATCGCGCCGCATGCCATTAGTGTTCATCGTGGGCCTTATGTGTCCACCGGAGTCGATTGCCCACGGTTGTCCATCGGGGTCGATGAGAATGTTGCCCACGTGGCGGTCGTCGTTGCCGACAATGTAGTCGAGAACGCCGGTTCGTGCTGCCCATTCGACGTGTTTCTCGCCGAACTCCTCCGGGGTGAGTGGTGCGTCCGGGTTGAAGTAGTTCTTCACCCGGTCGCCAATTTCCTCAGCGTCTTCCACGAACGCCATCATATTTCCGGTGACGACTGTATCGTCGTAGTCGGTGATAGTGCGCTGTCGTGAAAGCGGGAAGCCGGTTTCGTCGCCACTGCCCACGAGCTTTACGGCCCGTGAGAAGACTTCCTCGTTCTGCACGACGCCGGGAACCGAAGATGAAAGTTCATTCGGCTTGAAAAAACCCCGGTCGCCCGTAGAGTAGGTCACAATGCGAATGTCCTTCGAGTTCGAGCCTTTCTCTATCCCCGCGTCGGCTCCCGTGATAACCTCCTCGATGGTAGCGTCTTCACGTGCAACCGGCTGTGAGTCCAGTTGCGTCTTCGGTGGGTCTCCCCCGCCGCTGTCATCGCCAGAGAGTGACCATCCGCCCTGCACTTTGTCGTCCACCCAGTCGATGATGTTCTGCACCGGGGGCTGGCCCCACTGCGGCTTGTACCCTTCATCGACTACATACGCGTGTTCGGAGTAGTTCGTGACGCGTCCTGTCACCCGCGTCGGGGACAGTACGTCAACGTCTCGCTCGCCCCACCCGTACTTGTAGACCTCCTTGGTCCACACGCGGCGACTTGAGTAGATTTTGTCTTTCGCGGTTTCTTCACCGCGACCAATCAGGTCTGCGGCGGATTCTTCCATCCCTTCGCGGATACCGCGACGGATGGCGGTCATGGTCTTGGATACCCCCTCTATTTCGTAGTCGAAGCGGTATTGTGCCATGATGAATCAGTTGTTGACGACTTCGCCGTAGATTTCGACGTGCGTTTCATACCGCGTCGGGGCCTGAAGCTCGTAGACAGTTTCAGTGTCGTCAGGCTCCGGGTAGCCGATGCGGTCGCTGTCGCTGACCTTCGCGTAGTCGTCAAGCGGGAACATTAACACGGGAGAGTCCCGGTTGCGGTCCCCAGAGTTCTTCTGAATCTCGGTGTTGCGGTTAGGATACGTTCGGAAGCAGAGAACTGTCTGGTCGGTGCCAGTGTCGTCGGGGTCGGCATCGAACTCCCACTCGGTGTTGTTGAAGCCGTTTTTGCCGTCTGAAACGCGGCTATACAGCGTGGCTTCGTGGCCGAGTCGTTCGATTTGCGCAACCACACGACGCGTGAAGTAGGTCATAGGTTCGTCCCGCCAACGTCGGTTCCGTCACCGACCTCATCGGATTCTTCACCGTAGACCCTATCCTCACGAACTGTGCCACGGATACCGAACCCGTAGCCAGCTTCGGTGTTCTCGCCGGGCGTGACGTTGTTGAGCGCCTTCTCGGCGTTGCGATACCACTCGGTGACGGAGTTGTTGTCCTTCGCCAGCAGTGACTTCGCGTCGACTGCACCGGCCTGTAGGTCCTGCGCATCAAGCTCGCCGGTTGCGACCTTGGCGAACAGGCAGGCATACCAGAACAGGGCTTCCTCTCGGTACTGATTGTCGTACCAGTCATCTTCGGCCCACTCCTGCTCGATTACTTTGCGGGTCCGAATATGACGCTTCGCAATGCTGAGAACCGACCCGAAGGCTTCATCATCCAGCGAACGCTGGCTGACGTAGCCGGTTTGGATGCGGGCTTCAGCAATGAGCGTGTCATCCGAGGAAGCCATCAGTTAGGCTCCCTTAGTTTTCGGGCTGGATTTGGGTCGCGTTCACGTGAACTGCGCGGAGCGGGTCCACGTTCTTGACGCCCCAACGCCCGAAGGCGTTGGCTCCAACGAGGTCGCCGGGCGAGTAGACAGGACCGCCGCCTTCGGTGCCGCGCCGGAGGTGGAGGGGCTTGTCCTCGTAGATTTTGACCGGCGAGCCGTTCTGCGCCTGCGTGACCCAGAACTGGTCTCCGGTCATCCACGGCGACTCAACGAGCCGCACGCCGTCGATGTTGATGTCGAGGTCTTCGAGGGCCGCCGAGCGCATCCCGGTCGCCATCGGGATGTGGTAGTTCGCGTTCCACGTCAGGTCGTTGCGAACCTTGCGCTTGAAGCCGCTCGAAACGAGGGCGATGAAGGGACCAGTGAACCCGTGGTGGGTGAGGTGGTCCTTGGCGTTCTCGATGTGTTCACGCGCCGTGAAGGCCGTGTCATCGGCGTCGTCGTTGTCGAACAGTTCGTCGGTGTCCTCGAACTTGTGGTCGTGAGTCTGCGAGAACTCGTACTCACCGTAGTCGGGAACGTCGTACCAGAGTTCCTGACCCTGCGCGTAGCCGTCTTCCAGCGCAGACATGATGAGTTCCCGCATGGTGTTATCCGCACCTTCGAGCATGGTGCGAATCTTGCGGAGAACGCGCTCTTCGGTGTGCTTCTCGATGAAGTCCTGCGACATTCCGACTGCACGCCCGTACTTCTTGTCGCGGATGAAGATTTGGTTGTCAACCGCCTCGCGGTCAACAGTGCGCGGATGCTCGCCTTCTGCCAGTTCCTCGAAGTAGACATCGGCGTCCTTCGGGTTGTCGTAGAAGGTCTGCTGGTCCACCATCTCCGCGAACAGGTCGCGGAAGGGTCGCTCTGCATCGTTGTAGATGTCGATGAGACGACGCGACTTTTCGAGAAGGTCCTCAAGGTCAACGCCGTCCTTCGTAGTGACTCGGTGTCGTGGTTGTGGTGCCATGTATGAATTGTTTCCGTGTTAGTTAATTGTTTGCCGAATTAGGCGCTGTCGTAGGCCCAGTCCACGTTCAGGATAACGCGGTCTCCCTGCGTGGTGCCGACGCCCGCATCCTCGTTCGGAGGAACGCAGACACCGAGGACCTGCACGATGTCGCCCGAAGTTGATGGGGGCGTCTGCGTGAAGCCGCCGCCAACATCGAGATACACCGGCTCACCCGGCGTGAAGCTGGTGTCGTCGTCGTTGTTGACCATCTCCACGCCATCGAAAATGAAGGTTCCCCGGTCGCCCTTGATGGTCTTGTTCTCCGCGATGAGCTGTTCTTCGAGGTCTTGAAGGAACATCCCCGAAGGGATGTCCTCCATGTCGATGACCTGCTCTTGGAAGAACACGCCAGCAACGGGAACCTCCCCGCCGCCGTTTGCCTCTGCCCCTGCGTCGGCCTCTACCAGTTGGTAGTTGCCCGAACCGTCGTCTTTGAAGCCGACGAGCGTGGCCTGCGTGTCCATCCCCTCGATTTGAGTGTCAGGAGCGCCGGTGCGGTTGATAGGGCCTTCTGCGCCAGTTCCGAGATTGAAGTCAGTCATGTATTGTTATCCTCGTGGTTACTCCGGCGTGAAGCCCGGCATCCCGTTGAGATGCTTGCGGGCGAACGCCTCATCTTCGTCCTCGTCGGTGTGAGTCGGCGAGCGACGGCCCATGTTGGAGAACTCGCCCTCGCCGTCCTCGTCGGCGGCGTCGGCGGCCTCAGCATCGGCATCCTGCTCCGCGAAGTACACGTGGTACTCGCGCACCTTGTTGAACGACGCGTCCTGAAGGTAGGCCTCAGAGACCGGCGATTCATCGAACGAGTCGAACTCGGTGATTTCAGCGACGAGTTCCGACTTCGCATCGGCGAAGTCCTGAACCTCGCCGAAAATCGCGCTGAAGTCGGCGTCGTCGCCGAGCATTTCCCGCATCGTTTCCCGCATTTCCTCGAACTCGGCGACGTTCGCGTCTTGTGCCTTCTCGAAGTTGCGAACGAGACCAACGAGGTCGTCAAATTCGCGGTCTTCGAGGTCGCCATCGTAGTTGACCTGATTGAAGTCCATTGTGTGTAGTGTGTGTTAGAAGGTTAGCGTCTCAACTTCGCCTGAGAACGCTTTGTCGCTGTCCGTCACCGAGTTCTCTGAGGCATTATCCGCGTGCGCCCCGTCATCGAACCCAAGCTTCCGGGTCTCGATTCGCCCGAACTGGGGGTTCCCTGATGGCATTTCATCAAAGGGATTGTGACCCCGGTTCAGGAGGTTCACCGCCCATCGGGTCGGGCACGTACCCGGACCACCATCGGCGGCATCTTCGGGCATCTCGCCCTCGGTTTCGCTAACCATGAAGTCGATGGCGCGGTTGGCGATGTCCAGATTCTTCTGGCTCCAACTCTCCATCGGCTGACCGATGAGCATGAGGGTTTCATCTCGCGCGTCCTCGCCGTGGTCTACAGCGGCGTCAGCGCAGGGGTGGTCGTCCCACCACTCCATCTGCTCGTCGCTCATGTTGACCAGCGAGTTCCACTGCTCGTAGACCTGTTCGAGTTCTTCGGGGTCTGGGTCCATGTCTCCATCCCCATGTCCGTCGAACTCGATGAGGGCCTCCTCTGCCGCTTCAGCGAACGCCGAAGCAACACCGCCGGAGTCATAGCCGCCGGGGAAGTTCACGGTGCTGAACTCGCGTACCTTACCATCAACGAGTTCAGGTTCACCGTTTTCATTCCGCACGGCCTCGTACTGCGTTGCGAAGCCGACCGACCCGTTCTTGATTTGGGGCGGTTCCCACGTGTAGCGGGAAATGGCCTCATCGTGTGTTGGCCCGCCGGTATTCGGCACATTGACCATCAGGGCCAGTTTCTGTGCCTGTTCGGAGAACCAGATTTGCCTCACCGAACCGATGTCGGCGAAGGTGTCCTTCGACCGGTGGTCTTTGAGGTGAAGTGGTTCCTGCGAATAATCTTTATCCGCGATTTCACGCAGGAAGCTCTCGGTGATGCGAACCCCGTTACGCCGCTTGGGCGGGCCGGGTTCCATCGCCTCGAACACAACGTCAACAGACCGGATGTTGCCGTCGTCGTCTTTGTTCTGACGGACGCCGAAGTCGTTGAAGCCGGTTCCAACGTTGTCACGGAACTCCTGAGAGTCGAAATCGAGTGACTTCGCGTCAGGATTAACCGATGAAGCCGCGAACTCCAAATCGGCGTCCAGATTGAGTGATTCGTTCATGTGTTAAATTATGCGTAACTTATTTAATGCCCAGAGGAACAACCCTGTAATGCCGGACACGAACCCACCAAGAATTGTCTTGTTGCGCTCGACATTTTCTTCCAGTGCGTCGATGTCGTCGGTGTTTTTCTTGATTTCTTGGTCCATCGAGTTCATGCGAGCGTTCATGCTTCGAGTGCGCTCGTCAATCACCTCGATTCGGGTTCGCGTCTGGTGAACATCATTGTGGATTTCTTCGAGCTTTTCGAGCTCTGTGTCTTCTAACGGCATATCAGGTGGATTCATCCTCCGTCACGGATTGCCGGTTACGGCCATCCTCGTCCCCACCGGGATTCTGACGAGTTGTGACTTCACCACCCGCAGACTCGGCACCACCACCAGTGTCCGTTGGTGAACCACCATCGGGGTTCTGGATATTGTCGCCAGAACCAGCGAGGGCTTGCAGTAGTGCCATCTGTTCTTCGCCCGATACGTTGTCCCAGATGTCCGGTAGCTCCGAGTCAGGGTCGATGCCTGCACGACGCGCCGCGGCTTCGGGAGTCAACATCATGTTGTTCATGAGGTTGATGGCAACGTCGGCGTCCAGTCGCTCCTCAGCCGACGAGTATTCGCCGAACTCGAAGTCGGGAACGATGCCGCCGGAGTCCCCGGATTCGAGCGAATTGAACATCAGCGAGCGGAGAATCTGCTCCTCCACCTCGCTTTTCACGATGGTCTGAAGCCGCCGGATGCGGCGCTTGAATGACGGCATCGCGGCCACGGCTTCACCCTGACCACCACCGCCGCCCTCCATGTTCATGAGGAGCGCCGGGACGCCAAGGCCGGTGATAATTCGGTCTTGGAAGTGTAGGAAAGTTTCTTCAAGCCGCATCGCACCAGCGGTGGATGAAGTTGAAGTCGTTCCTACGACATCGAAGTCAACGTCGTGGCCCGCCGCGAGCATTGAGTCCGGCTCGATGGTTTCGACCGTATCGAGCCAGTTGTCAATCTGCTTCGGAGTCCATTTGTCTTCCTCGGTGCCGAGTTTCCAGAGAATCGGCGGGTATGCCTTCGTGGCGATGAACCGAGCGTAGTCGATTTCGAGGTCACGCAGAATGTTGGCCGCCTCTGCGATAGCTTCGATGAACGAACGCCCGAAGTCATCGAGTGGCTGTTTCTGGAAATAGAGTTCAGCGATTTCGTGCGGTTCATACGGCTGACCGTTCTGGTCGCCGCCACCGCCGCCGTCGCCGCTCCCACCATCGGGGTTCTCCAAGTAGTATTGGATGACCCGACCGTACTCGTCGGTCTCGCGCTTCATGCGGCCTGTCGGGAGAAGACGCGGCTCGAACCGCCCGTTCTCCACGACAAGCTCCATGAACGCGTGACCGTCCACGATGGCGTAGTAAATCCAGTTGATGAAGACTTTCCAGAACGGAGACGCCTTCATCAGCATTTCGAGCTTCGCAGAAACCGATTTCTGGTAGTCTTCGGTTGCTGTCTCGCCTAATTGTCCACTGCCGGTGGCGAGCGCGGCAATTTCACCCGTACCGTTTTCGAGCGCGTCCTCGAAGCTGTTGGGGCTGATGTTGAAGCCGTCTCCGGCAATCCAGTCCACCAGCGTCCACACCGCCTCTTTGACGTGAGGGTCAGCGTAGGCGATTTCGCGGTGGGTCTCAATCTCCTGTTCAGGAGCCGCCGGGACTGTCGCGCCCTGCCCACCAGTGTTCTGTTGCGACTTGATGACGCCCTTCGGCGAATCGGTATAAAAACCGAGTTCCTTGTCCTCCTCACTTGGAGCGACGAAATTTCCGTTTTTCATAGTTAGTATCGCCTCGAAGTGGATTTGCGGCTGTGCCGAGGCTCGTGGCGTGTCTGTGCGCGGCGCGACGTGCCGCCTGCGAGCCGCGTCACCCCGCTTGGGACGTAGACATCATCTCCGTGGTTGCGACGGCCTGACTGGCGCGTGCGAAGCTCTCGTGAGCCTTGCTTCTCGCCCTCCGATTGAGAGGGCTTGTCAATGTCGTCGTACTCCTCGCCAGAGACGTTCGAGCGTTGGTGGGCCGACGTAGAGCGGTTAGCGTTGAAGTTCGGCGGGTAGGCCGCCAGAACCGTCGCCATCGCAAGGTCGTCTTTGCCCTCCTCGGCTTGGTCTTTCCCGCTGAAACGCGGGGTCTGGTCTTGGTACGACTGTTGTTTGACAATCGCGCAGAGTTGGTCGAATAGCTCCTCGTCGGGAACGAGGTGAATGAGGTCCTTGTGGAACGCGTAGTTGAGGTCGCCCCACATCCGCTGAAGTTCCTTCTTGTCGCTGAAGTTGAAGCCCTGCGCTCGATTGCCGAGCCGGTACTGAATCGACTTCTGGAACCCCTTGCCGGGGCCTGTCATGTCGATGAAGACTTTATCGACGCCCATGTTCTCGGCCAGCCGATATACGTAATCGGCCACCGATTCGGGGTTCGCGGTGTCTTCGGGGTACACGTCCAGCGAGCGGAGGTCACTGCGGTCCAGCATCGTGTGGAAGCGGAGGAACCGCCTCTCGCCCACGTGTTCAAAGACCGCGATAGCGGTGTCGTCAGCGCCGTCTGTGCCAATGTCAACGCCCATGCACATCATGCCGCCCTCGCGGGCGTGTGTGGCCGGATGCCAGTAGTGTGGGTCGTTGGTCTGCTTGCCACCGAAGCTCGTACCGATTTCGTAGGCTTCGGGGTTCGCCGCGCCCCGCCTCATCGAGTCTCCTACCTTCTGCTTCGACAGGAAACGATATTCGTCAGAGACGGGTTGGCAAAGGTACTCTTGTGCAAACCCTTGCGGGTCCTGCGCACGCTCGACCTCAACGGCTTCGATGTTCATATCGGGCCGTACAGGCACTGCATCCTGCTCGAACAGAGACTTCGTGGGGTCGATGTCCTCCGGGTTCTTGAACGACGACTGTTTGATGGCGACAACGCCGTCTTTGCCCCGCTCAGACCCGCTTCGGTGGGTCTGAAGGAACACGTCGTTCGAGACCTTCGGAGTCGAGACCTGAAGCATCTGAGCGTCGCCGAGGTTGATGAAGGGCATGAAAGCCCGCATCGTCGCCTTCTGGTCGTCCAAGAAGGCTTGTTCGTCCACGAAAACGACTTTCGCGGAGTCGAAACCCCGCGCGCCGTCAGGTTCGCCCGTGAACGCACGAATCCGTGCGCCGTTTGGGAGTTCCAGTTCTCCCTTGTTATTCGTCGGGAGGTCAGAATCAAGGTCGGTGAAACCGAGCTTCGACTCCTCAAGAAGCGACCCGATGTCCGAGATACGCGCTTCTGACTGGGCTTTGGTACGTGAAACGATGGCGTAGTTCGTGCCGGGGTGTGCGAGGGCGTCTATCGCCAAACACACGCAGAAAATGAACGAAACGCCAATACGGCGACCCTTATAGACGTTGATGAGGCGTGAATCGCCGAAAAAGTACGCGTGCATCAACTTCGGCTGGTATGGGTAGAACAGCCGGAGGTCTTCTACCTCGTGGGTCGTGTTGGAACGCACGCGGAAGATGTCTTCAGCGATTCGCTCTGGGTGGCCGTTCCACCGATTGAGAATCGCTTCGGCATCCTCGGCTTCAGCGCCGTGTTCCGCGAAGCGTTCAGCCAGTTCTCCGAGTTCTTCCATGTAAGTGTATTGAAAAGTTGCGACTAGATGGCTCTGTCATCCGTAGGCATTTCGGGTGGCCGCTCGTCAGTCGCTATCCGATGAGTCAGCCGCACCGCCGCCGTTCGCAAGAATTAGCATCCCGTGCATCAAGCCGAGTTGATAGGCCGCGCCGACCGACTCGTCAGTCATCGAAGTTCAGTTCCTCGAACTCCTGCGTGTCGTCGTCTTCGTCCTTCTGTAGCTTGCCCTCGTCTGTGACCACGAACTTGCGCTCGCCGGTCTCGTCTAGTTTGATTTCTGTCATTTGGAAAGGAGGAGAGTCATATTGTCGTATGACCCCTTGTGGTTCTGCCGCGGAACCGCAACCCGGTCGGAGAGAACTTTGAACGTGGGGATGAACTCGTAGTGGATGCCGCCCACATATCCGATGAGTGGCCCGCCAATCGCCTGCACGAGGTCTTCGTACAGGTCGGCGTCCATCAGCGCGAGGTCGCCCTCGTAGCGGTCAACCGTGATTTCGTGGGCCATCCAGTAGTCACGGGACCAGTTTTCAAGTTTCGGTATCATCGTCGGGTTCCTCTGCGTCGGCGTCGGCGGCCTCATCGGGTTCGGCATCGCCCGATTCATCGAACTGCGATGGGTCGTACTCGTGGTCCCCAGAAACGGCCTTCTGCGCAAGCTCGCCGATGGCTTCGTGAGCCGAAGCCTGCGATTCTATCGCGTCCATCTCGCCGCGAGCTTTGGGCGTGAGGCCCATCTCTTTCATCTGGTCGCGCAGGTCCTTGCGGAGAAGCCGCAGGTCCTCGCTGAGGGTGTTCGGCACGGGGTACTCCCCGATAACCATGCCCTGATTGTCATACTCCTGACGATACTCGATTTGGGATTGGCCGTCGTTCTCCTCGGCCACTTCCTCGAAGTATTCTTCGGAGCGAAGCGAGCGTACACGGTCGTAAGCGAACTGTTCCAGCAGGTCGTACCGCGCGGGGTCGTCCTCGCGGTCGGGCCAGCCGTAGATGTCGGCCCATCCCATGATGTAGTCGAACATCAGGGCGTCTTCTTCGCTGAAGTCAGCGGACAGCCGGAAGTTTTCTGCGTACATACCGTGTTTTAGTGGTGCCATGCCCGCTTCAAGCAGGTGTTCGGGCCTGCCGTCCGGGGCGGTGGTCGTGTCTCTGAAATGAAATCTACAGAACGGGCAGTAAGACCGCTCGTCGCGGTTATCGTACTCGTCGTCGTATTTTTCGGCCCATTCCTCGTCGGTGAGCTTTGAGGCGCGCTGTTTGCAGTAGCGTTGCGGCCCGGCGTACTCATCGGGTTGTTTCCCAATGACTCGCAGGCAAAACGCTGTTCTGAAAGGGATGTCGTGGTTGACATACAGGTTCGCGCCTTCGTGTTCGGCACGAAGTTCCTGTACCTCCTCGCGGGTCGCCCCCGTAATTTCACCTGCGGCCATTAATTCGTGGTTGTAACCCGATGAGGCCCGCCGTTGCAGCACGCTATTAGTGCCACTACTGCGCGTAGTGAACACACGTGCTGTAACCACGAGGGTAGAAGCCGGATTGAGACTCTTAGTGTTTCACCTACGGGGTAGAAACCCGTGGGGAACTACTCCTGTACTACTATGAAAGGTAGCGGGTATATATAGGGAGGGGGGTACACGTAGTTCAGCACGTGCTTCACCCACTGTTTCGCGCTGAAACGGGCGCGAAATCCGGCAAAATCCCGATTTTTGCCCGAAATTCACCCTACGTAGCCGGGTTCAGGTTCTGGGGCGCGATTTCGGGTCGATATTCCGATTTCGGACGCGATGAGGCCCCGCACACGCAAATACACGCGATGAGTTCAGAATTAGCCCCAAAATCGCGCCAAAATCGAGTTCAGAAAAAATTTGGAACTCATATGCTATGCTCTCAGGCGCTAATACACGATTGCGGCCCGCTTGTAGCCGCGATTTGTCCCCCGAAGGCTCTATCACTGGGCATCTACCCCCAGTTTCCCCCTTTTGGGGACGAGTCGGGCCAAAATCCGAAAAATGCACTGAAAATCTGTGCCAGCTTGCGGTGCAACTTACTAAAATACACACACGTCCCGCGCGCCCGTGTGCCAACAGCTCTGCCAACCGTTCGGCATTCACTGTTGGGGGGCCCCCCTGTTGCTACCCGCTGGATCCGGGCTTCTGAAGCCTCGCCGTGAAACGCCGACTGCGTCGCCCCCCGCTCGGCCCCCACTGGGGCCCCCCAGTTGCTACCTCGACCACGTCGCCCTTGTTCGGTCTTCGATTGAAGATCGCCCAGCGAGTGCCCCAGTTGCTACCTCGACCACGTCGCCCCCCATGAACCACGGCTTCAGCAGTATGCGTGAAGTCGTGAAGTTCGGGCTTGGGGTAGCCTTCTGACAGCCCCCCTCCGGCGGCCCTTCTGGCGGCCCCCCTGACAGCGCCTGACTCGCCCGCGGTGCCACTCTGAGATCCCAACTCTAGTGTATCTATCCGGCGAGGTCGGGCCCCCCTGACGGCCCCCCTGACGGCCTTCTACTCGCCCGCGGTGCTACTCTCGTGAGGTTGAAGCGTATCGAAACCCTTAAGTCAATGTCGACCATACACTAAATCGCAATGACGAAAACGATGGAAGAGGTTAACGACGAACTTGGGCGTAAAGATTATGATTACGCTGTGGTTGAGACACTCTACGACAGCGTCTCATTCGACCGGGGTATCGCAATCGATGGGCGCGAGGTGCACATCGTTGAGAAGGAATGCGAGTACCCGGGCTGTTCGTGCGATCGTCAAGCGCAGACCATCAGAGTCTACCCGGAGGGGAAAGACGAATTCTCGTATGAGTGCCAAAATCCGAACTGCCTCAACTTCCACGGCGGGCGGTAGAGGAAACCCCCTTTCCGATTTTTTCGCTGGCTGTCTCTGACAGCGCTGGCTGCCTCGCGGTGCTACTCTAGTGTATCCACCCGGTGAGGTCGGCCGCTACTACGTGACGCGCAATCGACGTGCAGTCGATGATGAGTGAGGCTGAAGCGTATCGCAACCGTTAAGCCAAAGCCGACCATAGACTAAATCGCAATGTCTGAGAAACTGACGAAAGCGGACGACTTGTGCAACGAACTAGCGGAAACCCTCAGCTTGAACCCCGACACTGTTGAGATCACGATCAAGATCCCCCAACAGCCTTGGGGTTGCACCACCACGGTCACGGACGAAGAGATCGCGCAAATGGCCGCCGGCGAACTGTTCCGACTCGATGGGGATTCTCAGGCGCGTATTGAGCAAGCTTGAAGCGCGGTTGAAGCTTTTTTTTTCCGTCGAAGCAGATAGATTGAGCGGCGGGCGCGCAATCGACGTGCAGTCGATCATGAGTGAGGTTGAAGCGTATCGCAACCCTTAAGTCAAAGCCGGCCATACACTAAATCGCAATGGACGAAATCGTTGTAAGTTCGACCGAAGCACTGCACGAGGACCATGCTAACCTCAAATCGCAAACGCCATTGGGATATGTCCCATACGGACTCGCGGGGATCATAGTCAATGACTGCGATATTATCTGTGGCAACTGTGCTACTGACGACGAATTAGCTGATAATGATAATGGCGCAATCTTCGGCGATTCTGAATGGGATTATCCAGCGCCGGTGTGCGAGGACTGTGAAAAACCGCTTAACGTGACTCTACTCGTTCACGGGTCGTATGACCCAGAATTGCACTTCCGCCTGCGTATGACGGAGGAGTTAGGTGGCTTTGCGGACACGGATTGCCTCACCATTGAAGAGATTTGTGAAAAGGCCGCCGAACGCGCCGCGGAAATTGGTCGGGACTATGCTCCTACTGATATGTTCGAACCGGACGAACATTTCGAAATCCCAACTGATTCGGCGAAATACAGCAACATTATCGCCCCACAACTGCGACAGTTGGCTGGTTACGAGGACGGAGCGGGTAAAGGGACTTACAACGCCACACCCACCGATATCGGATATGAGATCCATAAAGAGGATGTGTTGCCCGCGTTTCGGGAAGCATACTACAGTGAGGCTGTCAACCGAGAGATATAGGCCCACTCTGACGTTTTTGTTTTACTTGAATGGTTTTGGTCGCATAGTGGTAGCTTTGTTTTATAATGCCGTCAGTGTATATCGGTGGATTTAAGTATAGGCAACCACACGGTAGTTATATGGCAACAAGCCAGACAGCAAACGACGACACAATACCAGAAGGCTGGTATGATATCAGTGCTATGTGGGATCTATACGTTAGTGGTAATCTGCATACAGTATATGTGGATTGTATAGACGTTTCGCAGAAAGATGATGATGATGAGTATAGTGTGAAACACTATGGCCGTAGTGGTCAATTTTTTTGTAAACTCACACTGACACGAGGGGATATCTATGATCGACTGTCGGACAAAGAGCCACAATCAAAACCGTACTACGTTTCTTAATACTCAACTTTTTTTACCATACGGGTGGTTCGATGCTTCGCCCTACGGTCGAATTTGATTGGCTGGGTGAGTCAGTGCTTCAACCCCACGAGAGTGCGAAAGGAAAACACTTATGCCAGTGCGGGCGGTAGGTAGAAACGCACATGAGCGACAAAGACGATGCACCGGCGGTCAACGGTGTCAAGCTGGATAGTGTTTCGGGAGTGGCAAACGCATTCGCATACCTTGACAAGCCGTATAATATGGGCGATATCGCAGTTCGTAGCTCGGAAGACTTAGTGATCATTCAGTCGCGAGGGGCACACTTTGGCCACATGGACGCACTCCTGCAGGCGCAAAAACAGGGACACATCAGCATCCAGCAAATCACCGCTGGGACCACCGCCGCGGGCGATCCGTGTCTCACCATCGAGGTTGTCGGCAAGGACGACTGACTGACAGGATCGCTGTTTTTTTTTGAAAACTCAAGCAATGAGCGACAGCACTCAACCTCACGAGAGTTCGCCTAGATCCATGCGCTTCACGACATCGAGGGTGCGGAAGGGAAACCCTTAAGTCAAAGCCGGCCATACACTAAATCGCAATGGAGGAAATCATCCTAAGCTCGACCGAAGCACTGTACGGGGACTATGCTAACCTCAAATTGCAAACACCATCAGAATGTGCCCCATACGGACTCGCGGGGATCATGGTCAATGACTGCGATATTATCTGTGGCAACTGTGCTACTGACGCGGAGTTAGCTGATAATGATAATGGCGCAATCTTCGGTGATGCTGAATGGGATTATCCAGCGCCGGTGTGCGAGGACTGTGAAAAACCGCTTAACGTGAATCTACTCGTCCACAAGTCGCGTGATCCAGAATTGCGCTTCCGCCTGCGTATGACGGAAGAGTTAGGTGGCTTTGCAGACACAGATTGTTTCACCGTTGAAGAGATCGGCGAAAAGGCTGCCGAACGCGCTGCAGAAATTGGTCGGGACTATGCTCCTACCGATATGTTCGAACCGGACGAACATTACGAAATCCCAACTGATTCGGCGAAATACAGCAACGATATCGCCCCACAACTGCAACAATTGGCTGGTTACGCGCCTTACGACAGCACACCTACCGATATCGGATATCATATCCATAAAGAGGATGTGTTGCCCGCGTTCCGCGAGGCATACCACAGCGAAGCTATCAACCGAGAGATGTAGCGCGCTTAAACTTCACTAGAGTTTAAACTTCTCGCCTGTGGCAAGCCTGAGGCTGTCGAATGGTTTTGGTCGCATAGTGGTAGCTTTGTTTTATCGGTGATCGACTGTCGGACAAAGAGCCACAATCAAAAGAGTAAGAAAGGGAAACACTTATGTCGGCGCGGGTACTCTGCGTTAGTATGGAGCAAAACAACGCTACCATGGACGATCCACGAACCGAGGCGATGAAAATCTCGATGGCCGAACACTTCGACGATTTTGAGTACGAATACCGTCAAGATCCTCATACCGACGCGGAGGTTGTCCACGAAGACGATCAGGTGATCGTTGTGGCCGACCACACTGGACACGAGTTGAATGAGTGGGTGTCTGACTTTGACATGACTGAAGAGGAATGCGATGCGTTTTACGGATGGAACCACGAGGTTGCTCGTGAACTGACTGACCATGATTGGGCGGTTGTTGATCCAGTTGTGTTTGACAAATTGGGTAACGCTACCATGGACGCATCGCTTACCGAACACCTCTGCGCAGTCGACAACACCGACGACTCTATCGATGGTGCTGCTAAGATCACTCACATTCAGAACGGTGCGGGTGGCTGGCAAACTGACGACGGCGAAGGACTCGATGAGTGGGGCGACGGGTACCGCGTGGAATGTAGCTGTGGCGCGGAATTCGGCAGTTGGGGCAGCGCAACCCGACACGTCGAAGCGGAACACTGAGATCACAGTGGCCGTCTTCGAAGTCGAAGACGAGTAAGTAGCGGTTCGCTGTTTTTCTGAAACGTGGGTGTGGTTGGTTGCACCTCGGGGGTTAAGAGGAAGGGGGGACTATAGGGGGGTTGGTACTACGGTGTTAACCCTTAGTGTACTACTACGGTGTTGTAACTGTGCGGTGCTGTAGTGGTGCTGTGCTGTGCTGTGCGGTGCGGTGCTGTAGCGGTGCTGTAGCGGTGCTGTACTGTTGCGTTTCTATAACGGCACCCTCATCGGGTTACAACCGAGTCGTTACACCACGGGGTTGAACCCCACAGCATACACCGTAAGGTTGCACCTCGGGGGTAAACTGACTGGGTGTCTCACACCGGCCACTGACCTGCCACCAGACTCCAATCAGTGGCGCGAGAAAGGGTCACAGTCGTTTTTTCGAGGTCAAACGGTGTTCAGGTACTACTACCGTTCGAAAAACCGCCTGACAGGCCTGTCAGAGGCTTTGACGGTATGGGCACCCTTCGATAAGCTTAAGTACCTCCCTAACCTACTATAGTTTGCAATGGCAGCACAACAAGTCCCAGCGGTGGAAATTGAAGCACAGAACGTTTTAGTTGACCGTGAGGGTGACATGTACAGTCTGCGAATAATAGACACTAACAGCAAGGTCCACCATCTTGAGGCGGGCGCGCTAACTCTCAATGACTACGGATTTTCGACAAGTGGGTGTGAAATTAGTGAGTACGGAAAAGTCGTAACTGTCAAACGGCCTGAAACAGGAAGTAGGTACATCCACCTATCAACTGAGTAAGCAGCTTCTTTTGCGGGCTTCAACCCCACGAGGGTACGTCTGAAACTCGAACTCGATAGCTGGCATGTCGGGATTTGCAAGATCAAAAAAGACGGCGGTGACCTGCTGGTCTGCGGTGAGACCGGTCAGGTTGTCGAGCGGGTTGACACTGACGTGTGGACGACTTCGGTGTTGTTCGAGGATACCCGAGTCAAAGACACGGCAGTGATCGTAGACATGATCAACAGCGCGATTGCATCGGAGTACGACGAACTATGAGTGACCAAATCGAAGCCGACGAAATCGCACAGTTTACACCGTCGGGCCTATACCGCCAAAGCCTCTGACAGGCTTGTCAGGCGGTTTTCGGGGGCCACACGGTGTCAGGCACTACAACTGTTCTAAAACGCGACTGTGACCCTGTCTTGCGCCACTGATTGGAGTCTGGTGGTAGGTCAGTGGCCGGTGTGTGGATACTCCGGTCCCTCAAAGAGACACCCTTGTGTTTTAACCCGATGAGGGGGCTGCTACATTAACGCAACAGTACAGCACCGCAACAGTACAGCACCGCAACAGTACAGCAACGCAACAGTACAGCACCGCTACAGCAACGCACAGCAACGCACAGCTTAGTTGCTACAGAGGTATAAACCCACTGTTTAACACCGGGGATGGCTGCCTGTCTGTGAGATCAATCGCGATGTTTGGCAAAGATAAACTGGCGAGAAGTTTAAACTCTAGTGAGGTTGAAGCATATCGAAACCCTTAAGTCAATGTCGACCATACATTAAATCGCGATGTTTGGAAACGACGAACTGGCGAAAGCAGGCGAATTGTGCAACGAACTCGCAGCAACCCTTGGAACGACTCCCGACGCTGTGCAGGTCACGGTCTCCCACCCGTTTTTCGGCGAATGCACGGTCACCGGTGCAGAAATTACGCAGATGGTCACAGGCGAGAAGTTTAAACTCTAGTGAAGTTTTTTTTTGTCGTCGATTAGATTCTCCTCACCGTTTTCAATAGCTAGACGAACTCTCGTGAGGTTGAAGTATCCGATGAGGTTCGCCGCCCGCCCGCCGCGCAATCTATCTGCTTCTGTGATCGTGATCTGCACGGTGTCGGGGTAGAGAGATTCGAAAGCCTTATATCTAGGCCGGCCATACGGTAATATGTCGCTTCCCGCGGGTGGCCGTCACACCGCCCACCTCGGATTTGACTCCGGCGGGTCGGAACGGTTTACGACACCACCGCCCACACGTGTGGGCGGAGGTACGCTACAAATGGTTGCCCTTGACCGGGCATGAAACAAGTGGGTCGTATGGCGTTACACCACACGTCGAACACCTAAACGCGCGAAAGAATCAAAGTGATTCGCGCTAATTCGCCCCAAAACCCTGCGTATCTTAAGCACGTCCCGTCGCGGCCTTCGGGCTACTCAGCCCCAAAGAGTCCTGCGTTAAAATCGCAATCACGAAAACACATAATGGGTGAGAGTAGGGATGGACCCTTTGGGTAGAAACTGAGGCAAGCGAGATCCATGCGAAAGTTGGTTCGCGGAGCATGAATTAATGACCTGACGGAGGCTGGCACTTGTGATTCAATGAGTGCCTTAACCGACCGACGTTAATCCTGCACTAATAGCAGGGCAAAGAACCCGAGATGTAACCAGAACGAGCCAACCGCCGCGGAAATCTGTGCGTTGAAGCCCACGCAATGGCCCTGAGAGGGGAGTCCAGCGTAGCTGGTGGAGCATTGACACCCAATTCACGACAAACAATTACACGCGAATTGCTACAAACGGCGCAACGGCCCAAAGGGCTTACGGCAATGACGTTCTGCAACCGACGCGGCAAAGATTTATGCCGCCGGTTAGGAGGTCGCACGAACTTCGTGCGGCTTCCCCGGCAACGGCTCACATTCCCGGCAACGAATGTGCGAATAGCCCCTGCGAATTGGGGGACCAACTATGGTAGACTGCTATACCAAAGCAGAAGACGGCTTTTTCGGAGATGAATCGAGCGACGACACCCTAACCATGAACGTGATTCCTAACGAAACCTCCGACTGGTACATCGCACTGACCCACCCGACAGACGTTGCAGCGGCATTTCTCAAGGCCCACAAAGACGAGACGACCACATGGTCCGAGGTTCCCGAAGAGTCACGGTCAGTCCAACTGAAATACTACAAAGCTCTCTACGAGAAAAAGCATAAGATCGGAATTCGGCAGCGCGATGAGGTGACGGGATCGATTCGGTTCAACCCCTCCGAAGACCGTGAAGACGACAGTTACGCCCACCACTTCGGTAACGAGCTACCCACCATCGAGACGGTCGATGCCACAGGGGATGAACTACTGGCCCTTGAAGCCCAAGAGGGGGTCGCAAAAGACAGCGATGGCGAACCGACATGGCCCGAAGGGAGTACAAAGGAGATCGGGCGGGGTCTGACCCCCCGATTCCCCGTGATCGATGGCAAGGCACTCCCCCACTATGTGACCACCGAGTCGGAGCTCGAAGACGCGCTCGAACTAATCGCCCAGATCCCAGACGAGCCAGCCATTCCCGAAAAACAGCTCACCCCCCTTGAGGAAACAGCCCGAGCGATGGGGGTAAAGCCGGATTACATCGAAGGCGAGAGTTCGTCGGAAGCGAAGGCCGGACTCGCCAACACGCTCATTGAGGGTGGCATGGACCCTGAAAAAGCCCTCGACCGAGTGCAAAACCTGTAGGTTAACCTTCCGCTGTTCGGCCTTCCCCCACATTCCTCGCCTGTTGAGCTAACGGCCCCTTCGGTTCACGACCGAAACAGGCAATAGCGGTGGCGACCGCTCGGTATAAATACGCACGAAAAACCCGACTATGGAACTAAGTGACGCAATTTCTGACGACGAAAAAGAGAGTATCGAAGATGCTATGCAACGGCGACGCCGCGAAGGCACAAAGTACGGCGCGCAGTTGGAAAGCGAGGAAAGACGATGAGTAGCGACCTGCCCGATGCCGTCGATGCTGAGATTAAGGCCCAGTGGGACGACATGGCTGAAGCTACTGCCCCCTGTGTTGGCCCCAGCATCGTGGGTGATCTGCTGATTGGCGAACTATTCCGGTGGCGCGTCGGATTCTGCGTGGTCAAAACGCGAGACACCGACGACCGGCTTACCATTCTCGGTGAGAACGGTCAGGTTGTCGAACGGGTCGATACTGACGTGTGGACGACTTCGATTCTCTTCGAAGACACTGAGGTCAAAGACCTCGAAAAGATCGCAGACATGATCAACAGCGCGATTGCATCGGAGTACGACGAACTATGAGTGAATACAACGATTGGAACCACCGAAGCCAGTTCAAAGACCAGAACGACCCAGCCCTGAAGACAGTCACGCAAAACGTGAATCGCAGGCGGTATGGCATTGTGGAAGACTACCACGCTGAGGGGGACAACCCCTCTGGTAGTAACCCTCAGCAGGAACCCGATGAGGCTCGTGGTGGTAGAGACTGGGAAGACGGGTTTGAAGCTCGGCACTTACCCAACGGGAAGTATGAAGAGGCTTCAGACGAGCGAAGCAACCGAGAGAAACTGCTTGCTGGCGAAACCGTATAGCAGTAGCTAACTGAACGACGGCGGTGGGCAATGACCCTTCACGTTCCCCTAACGGTGGGACGGTCAGCCCCCGAAGGGACACAACCTAACATGGATTACACGAACCCCGAAGACGTTGCGAACATTGATGAACCGACCCGCCAACAAGAAATCGGCCTGTTGTCCGGTCTCATTGACGGAAAGTTTGTCTGCGTGAATCACCGTGGCTTTCTGGTGAACCGCACCGACAACGGAAGCATCGAATTAAGTCGAGACGGTGAAGTTCTCGGTGGTCGCTACTACGTCACCGAAAACAACTTCGCCGGCCTCATTGAATGGCTGAACGCAAAGGCCGCGCTCTACGGAGAAACCGCATGAGCATTCAGAGTGGCGGCTCGCCGTTCGAGGTTCTGCGACGCAACGATGAAGTGCTTGCGAAAATACCGTTCGAGGGCGTTATCGTCGGTGAACTCGTGGACAAGGGCCCGCGTTGCACCATCCGCAAGGAAAGCGGCGAGACAGTCGAAGTCGATGAAGCCAACGTGTGGCGCAATGGCGACGACTACCCGGAGATCAAATCATGAAATACGACACCCAAACCCGACGACAGCGAGCCGAAGACCTGACCGACGAAGTCATGCAGCACCTCGGAGCGAGAGAAGTGGCAAAAATCTTCCGAGAGGGGGGACCCGACTATGG